ACCGGCCAAGATCGCGCCACGGTTTCAGGGTCGATCAGAGGGTGCGCCCCAGCGTGCCGTCGAGGGCCTGGCGGACGTGGCCGGCAGTCAGTTCCAGACCAGGATGGGCAGCGGCGAACAGACGCAGCCGGCCGAGCGGGGAGTCGGGAGCAGGGGGCTTGTCGGCCAGCTCGGCGCCTGCCACCTGGAGGGCGAAGCGGAGGTCGGTGTCGTTGTCCATGGCTCCAGCGTAGGGCGTGGGACTGACAGCCGGCACTGGATTACCGGGGCGCTCCCGCGCCCCCAGGTCGTAGGTGGCTCTGCTCTGTGGCGCGCTCCCGCGCGCCCACTGCCGCTTCGCCCCTGAATCCCTTCGCCGTCGCGCTCAGGCTTGATGGCCGCCGCCAGGCGGCCCAGCCTCGAAGGCTCTCTGTGTAAGTGTGCCTCACGTCACACGAAGTTCTCTTTCAGAAGTTCAAGATCAACTCCTACCAGTAAGTGTAAGGGTAAGTACGAAGAGACGAAGTAGCAGGCTGGAGGCCCTGTCGGGCCTCGCTTGGCAGAGCTCCTTACTACTTACGAAGAGACCCCCTCGGGTTGACAGCTTCGAGCAGCTACCTCTTCAGGTAGGACGTCACCGAGGGTCCAACTTCCACGTCGGGGGTGATCCGGATGCCTCGCTGGGAAGGCTCGGACAGGCGCTCGCGCCTTCCGGCCGACTGGCCCAAGGTCCGGCTCCGGGTCCTGCGACGCGACGGAGGGCAGTGCACCGCGCTGAACGAAGCGGGTGAACGCTGCGTCGAGGTCGCAACCGACGTGGACCACATCGAGCCGGGCGATGACCACAGCATGGGGAACCTACGGTCCCTGTGTGCGTGGCATCACCGGAAGAAGAGTGGAGCTGAGGGTGCGGCGGCGAAGGCCGCCAGGCAGCGTGCGCTGAGGAAGAAGTTCAGCCGCGCCGAGCAGCACCCCGGCCTCCTGTAAGACCGCGCTCCAGGTCCCTCCCCACCTGTTGAGCGCGTGCGCCCCCGAGTCCTCCTCTCGCTCGGGCGAGGCGCCGGCCCCTGGCTCACCACCAGGGGCCCGAGACTTCCCGCAGGGGCAACGTGGATGGCGGCCTACCGACCGGCACGCCTGCGGGGCCAGATGGCAGTGATGCTGGCACCACTGACAGAACCAACTCGCCCAGCCGCTCTTACCGGGCCGAGCGTCGTAACGCCCGAATACTTCAAGGAGGTGAGCGGTGACCCCGTTCGAGATCGCATGGGCCGCATGGGCTGGCTCGTTCGTCGTGATCGAGGGCATCGCCCTCTACCGCAAGTCCCCGGACGACACGCTCTCCGAGCAGGTCTGGAAGATCTTCCACACCGCGAAGGGCACCAAGCCCGACGGTACGACCCGCGCTCGCCGCTTCGTCCTCCTGACGTTCGTCACCTGGCTCGCCGCCCACTTCATGACGGGCGGCACGGTGTGACCGTCTTGTACTTCACGTCTCCGCACTGCCGGCCCTGCCGTTCGTTCGGGCCCCTGCTGAAGCAGGAGCTCGCCGAGCTCGGGGTCGAGGCGGAGACGGTTTTCGTTGATACCTTCGCCGGCCTTTCGAAGGCCGACTCCTACGGCGTGTCGAGTACTCCGACCGTCGTGATCGAGCGGAATGGCGAGGAGATCAGTCGCTTCACTGGCGCGCTCCTCGGTGACTCACTGAAGGACGCGCTCAGCGTCCTCCGATGAAAGGAGGTGACCGGTGGGTGCACGCGGCCCCGTTCCGAATCGTGAGTCAGACCTCGCGCGCCCCCGGTCGCGAAAGGGCTCTGACGAGCAAGAGACCAAGAAGGGCCAGATGCGGCCGGTCCGCATTCCGCGGGCTGATCCCGACTGGCACCCGATCGCCAAGCAGCTCTACGACTCGCTGAAGAAGTCCGGCCAGGCCGACTTCTACCAGCAGTCCGACTGGGCCCTGGCGTACGCGCTGTGCGATGACCTGTCCCACTACAAGAAGTCGGGCAAGCGGTCTGCGCAGATGGCGCAGACCCTGTACTCCGCCCTCGGCAACCTGCTGGTGACCGAGGGAGACCGGCGCCGAGTGCGCATCGAGCTGCAAGAGCCCGAGGAAGAGACCACGCCGGCCTCGGTCCTCGCCATCGCCGACTACAAGAAGGAGCTCGGGCTCGCCGAATGAGGAGGTGAGCCGTGGCTCCGAAGCAGAAGGAACTGACCCCGGAGGAGATCGACGCTCTTCCTCCGACGTTCCTCGGTCCCACCTGGCAGAAGGACAGCCTCGGCGCTTGGGTCCTGCCCAAGCGCACGCTGGGCTGGCAGATCGCTGGCTGGTGCGCGGAGTACCTGCAAGCTGAGGACGGCGGCCCCTGGAAGTTCACGCGCGAGCAGTTGAGGTTCGTCCTCCACTGGTACGCCGTGGACGAGAGCGGGCGGTTCATCAACCGCAAGGGCGTCCTCCAGCGCATGAAGGGCTGGGGCAAGGACCCGCTGCTCGCGGTGCTCTGCCTCGTCGAGCTGGTGGGCCCGAGCCGCTTCGGTGGCTGGGACAAGGCCGGCGACCCGATCGGTGTCCCCCACCCTCGTGCGTGGGTTCAGGTCACCGCGGTGAACCAGTCGCAGACGACGAACACCATGGCCCTGATCCCGTCCCTGATGACCGACCACTTCAAGGCGAAGTACGGCATCAAGGACGGCGCGGTGCTCATCCGCGCGAACGGCGGCAAGTGCCGCCTGGAGGCTGTGACTTCCTCGTACCGTGCGCTCGAAGGTAAGCGAACGACCTTCGTCCTGCTCAACGAGACCCATCACTGGGTGAGCGGGAACAACGGCCACAAGATGTACGAGACGATCGACGGTAACGCGACCAAGCAGGACAGTCGCTACCTCGCGATCACCAACGCTTACCTGCCTGGTGAGGACTCGGTCGCCGAGCGGATGCGTGAGGCGTTCAACAAGATCCTCGAAGGCCGGATGGCCGACATCGGCTTCATGTACGACTCGATCGAGGCGCACGCCAAGACCCCGCTGACGGCGGTCGCGCTGCGCATCGTCATTCCGAAGATCCGCGGTGACGCGGTCTGGCTGAACGTCGACTCGATCATCCAGTCTGTGATGGATGCGACGATCGCTCCGTCCCGGTCGCGGCGCATGTGGCTCAACCAGATCGTCGCCGAAGAGGATGCGATCTACGGGCCGGCCGAGTGGGATGCGCTGCTCGACGAGAGCAAGGTGCTCAAGCCGGGCGACGAGATCGTCCTCGGGTTCGACGGCGGCAAGAGCTCGGACGCAACAGCGCTCATCGCGCTGCGCGTTCGGGACATGTGTGCCTTCGTGCTCGGCGTCTGGGAGAAGCCGGACGGCCCCCAGGGTGACGACTGGACGGTGCCTCGCAGCGAGGTCGACTCCGAAGTGCATGAGGCGTTCCGCCTCTTCGACGTGCGCGCGTTCTTCGCGGACGTCGCACTGTGGGAGTCGTACATCGCCGACTGGTCGGAGACGTACGGCAGCCAGCTCGCTGTCTCTTCGCCGTCGGGTAAGGACGCGATCGGCTGGGACATGCGTGGTTCGCAGAAGACGGTGACGCTGGCGCACGAGCGCCTGATGCGCTCGATCTTCGACGCCAAGCTCGCCCACGACGGCGACCTCACGCTGCGCCGCCACGTGCTGAACGCCCGGCGCCGGACGAACAACTACGGCATCTCCTTCGGCAAGGAGTCGAAGGACTCGCCTCGCAAGATCGACGCCTACGCCGCACTGATGCTGGCGCATGAGGCGCTGTACGAACTCCGCGCCCGCGGCAAGAAGGTCCGGAAGCGGACTGGGCGCGGCTACTTCATGTGACCATGTGCAAGTGTTCCAAGGAAGGTGGTGAGGCATGGCCGACACCAGCCCGAAGGCTCTGGCAGTAGAACTCCTCGCCATCCTCGAACGGGACTCGGCCCGCATTCAGCGGATCGACAACTACATCCACGGCAAGCATGACGACCCGTACATGCCGCCCCAGGCGGATGACGAGTACAAGCTGCTCGCCAAGCGCGCGATCTCGAACTGGACTCCCCTGCTGATCGGGACGCCGGCCCAGGCTCTGTACGTGGACGGCTACCGTCCCGGCAGTACGGGCGCCGGCCTCCCGCAGGCGTCGAGCTCGACGAGTACGCAGTGGGCCCACTGGCAGCGCTCCCGCATGGACGCGCGCCAGGCCGCGGTCTACCGAGGCGCCCTCGGCTACGGCCACTCCTTCGTCCTGACGGAGAAGACCAAGAAGGGCATCATCTCGAAGGGCCTGTCGGCGAAGAAGACGGCAGCCCTGTTCGAGGACCCCGCGAACGACGAGACTCCGTACGCCGCGCTGACGGTCACGGCGAAGCCGAAGGGCGAGACGCCCGGCAAGGCCCGCCTGTTCGACGGCAAGCGCGAGTACGCGGTCACCTTCGGCTCGTACACCGACGAGACGTCGGTGAAGGTCGCGGCCGGCAAGCTGCATGGTGCGAGCGAGTGTCCGGTCACCCGGTTCGCCGCCTCGGTCGACCTGGAGGGTCGGACGATCGGCGTCGTCGAGCCGATGATCCCGCTCCAGAACCGCATCAACCAGACCATCTTCGATCTCCTGGTCGCGCAGACGTACACCTCGCACGAGGTGCGCACGGTCACCGGCATGGCTCCTCCGATGCAGATGGAGCTCATCGACGAGAACGGCAACGTCGTTGCCGACCCGGCCCTGGCGGTCGACAGCCGGCCCAAGCTCGGCCCTGACGGTCAGCCGATCCCGGCACAGATCAACCACAACGCGCGGCGGTTCCTCTTCGCGGAGGACCCGGACGTGAAGTTCGGCTCGCTGCCTGCCGGTCCGATCAGCCCGCTGATCGAGTCGGTGGACATGAGCATCCGGCACCTCGCCGCGATCTCGCAGACGCCGCCGCACCACTTGCTCGGGCAGATCGCCAACCTGTCTGCCGAAGCCCTACTCGCCGCGGAGACTGCACTGAGCCGGAAGATCACCGAGTTCCAGTCCATCTTCGGAGAAGCCTGGGAGCGCGTCTTCCGGCTGGCCGCCGAGATGGAGGGCCAGTCCGCCGCGCAGGACGACTTCACGGGCGAGGTTCAGTGGCGCGACATGGAGTCGCGCTCCCTGGCCCAGGCCGCTGACGCGCTCGGCAAACTCGCCGACCAGCTCGGCATTCCGAAGCGTGGCCTGTGGAAGAGGGTGCCGGGCGTAACCCAGACCGAGTATGAGGACTGGGAGCAACTGGCCGAGGAGGACGACTCCGTTGGCCAGCTCGCTACGGCCCTGACCCGAGCCACCCCGACTGAGGACGCGTTCGCCTCGCAGCCCGAGGTGGTCGCCGCGTGACGAGCCCAGCCCGACAGGCTGAGGCAGATCGAGCGGCAGTTGCGTTCCAGACGGCGCTGACCCAGATCGGGGCCGGCACCGTCGCTGAGGCGCTTGCGCTGTGGGAGGACGTCCCGGTTACCGCCAGGGCGTCCACCGCATCCTCCTGGTTGAGGAGGGCCATCACGCTGGTGATGGGGCGCAGGCGCCAGTCGCGGGACCTTGCCCGCGCGTACTACCGCCTCGTCCGCGCTCTGCGGACGGGGAGCACGGTAGCTGATCCGTATCACCCCGAGCCCAGGTACGTGACTGTCACGACCCTGCGCGAGGAGTTCAACGAGCTGGTCCGAGGCGCTGAGCGCCCCCAGGAGGGGCGTGCAAGTGGCGCCCCCACCCAGACATCGGACTCCGCCTCGTCGGCCGCGACCGGCCAAGCTGGGGAAGCTGACGAGGCGGCTCTCGACGATCCCGACCAGGCGTCGGAAGACGAGCTCGACCGCATCCTGGTCGAGGAGATCGAGAGCCTTCGCGAGGCGGAGGAGCGGATCGAGCGCGAGGCGGAGCAGGAGCTCCGCACGGTGCTGGAAGCCCTCGGGCCCAACAACCTCCAGAAGAAGGTCGACGTGATCGACGGCGCCAGGAGCGCTGACGAGGTCGACCAACTGCGCGAGGAGGCCAAGAGGCAGGCCGGCGCCCAGCAGGCCGCAGCCGCGGAGCGTGTCGCCATGAACGGCGGGCGCTCGACGGTCTGGAACCACATGCAGCGCGACCGCCGAGTCCTCGGCTACATCAGACTTTCGCGCTCAGGCACCCCCTGCGGGTGGTGCGCGATGCTCATCTCTCGCGGTCCTGTCTACCGCTCGCAGAACTCCGCTGAGTTCGCCGACGGGGACAAGTACCACGACAACTGCCACTGCTACGCGGAGCCCGTGTTCTCGCGTGAGCAGTACTCCAGCTCGGCAAACTACGAGCTGAATCGCCGGTACGAGGAGCTGTGGCCCACGGTCACACGCGGCCTGTCCGGCAAGGCGGCTGTGTCCGCCTGGCGCCGGTTCATCCGGCAGGAACAGAAGGCCGCAGCCCAGGAGGCTCGGCAATCCACAACGAGCGTCCAGGAGGCGTGACAGTGCCCGAGCAGGAAACCCCCAGCACCGAAGAGACTCCGAGCTCCGAGACCGTCGAGACGCCTCCGGCCGGCAACGGCCCCGAAGGTGAGCAGTCGACGGAGGAGAAGCCCGCGGAGACGCCGGTCGACGAGACCGTTCCCGCTGACGTCCTGCGCAAGCAGGTGACGAGCGCGAACGCGGAGGCCGCGAACTACCGCACCAAGCTCCGTGAGACGGAGGCCAAGCTCTCCCAGGCCAAGACCCTGGAGGAGTTCGAGGCCGCCACCTCGGAGCTGAAGGGGCAGATCGAGGCGCTGGAGCGGCAGATCCTGCTCAAGGACGTGGCAGCGAAGTACGAGCTCCCCGAGGCCCTGGCCAAGCGGCTCACCGGCACCACGCCGGAAGAGCTGGAGGCCGACGCCAAGGAGCTCCACAAGCTCGTCGCCGCGCCCGAGCCCGAGTCGCTTGGTGGTGGCCTCACTCCCGAGGGCGACACCGACGACTTCGACCCGGTCAAGGCCGTGGCGGACTTCCGCCGCAGCCGCTACTGACCACCCCTTCTGGCCCAGTGTGCAAGTGGCACACGTCGAGCCCCCTCCCCTACCGAACGGAGTAAGTAACCCGTGGCCGAACACGTCATCGTCAAGCCCGAGAAGATTGCCGCGACCGCGGCGGTCGCTCTGGAGCAGTCCCTCGTCGTGCCCGCGCTCTTCCAGCGCGAGGGCATCGACGCCTACAAGGGCGCCGAGAACGACACCATCAACGTCAAGGTCGAAGGCGTCCTGCCCTTCCGCACCTACGGGTGGCGCAACGACCGGTCGCAGCCGATCCAGTTCGACGAGTACAGCGAGAAGACCGTCGCGGTCTCCTTCGGTGGCAACACCTACTCGGCCGTCAAGCTGACCGACGAGCAGCGCGACATGGACCTGGGCGGCTGGACCAAGCTGCTCGCCAAGCAGACCGAGGCGATCGGTCGCGGTCTGGAGCGTGGCGCGGTCGACAAGATGCTCGGCCAGTCCTACGCCGTCACGCTGGCCGGCGCCAAGTCCGGCCGCGACCTGCGCGGTGTCCTGATCCGGGCCCGCGAGGTGCTGAACCGCTTCATGGTTCCGCGCGAGGGCCGCATCCTCCTGGTCGGCTCCGCCTGGGAGACCGCCCTCCTGAGCGACGACAAGCTCAACCTCGCTGGCAACGTCGGCGAGCAGGAGGCCGTCTCCGCCCTGCGCGAGGCGAGCATCGGTCGGCGCTTCGGCTTCGACATCATCGTCTCCCTGGAGGTTCCGGCCGACGCGGCGTTCGCCCTGCACCGCAGCGCGTTCATCTTCGCGACCGGCGCCCCGACCGTCCCGTCCTCGGTGACCGGTGGCACGGCCAGCCACAACGGCGTGGCCCTGCGCTGGCTCCAGGACTACGACGCGAACTACCTGACCGACCGCTCGGTGGTCAACACCTACCGCGGCTTCCGCGAGGTGAAGGACCAGCTCATCGGCGTCAACGCCGGTACGGGCCAGGCGTACGTCTCCGAGTTCGAGCACTTCATCCGCGCGATCAAGCTCGACCTCGACGCGACCGCGGACGTCCTGCCCGACCCGGACGGCCCGGACGAGGCTCAGCAGGAGCTCGCCGCGATCACCGGTGTCGCCGGTACCGCTGACGGCGCTGGCGTCTGATCCATCGGCTGAGTGGGGCGGGGTGTGCAAGTGGCACATCCCGCCCCTCCCCGTGAGTGAAGGAGAACCACCTTGGCGATCTTCGCCACCCTCGAAGAGCTGAAGGGCCGCCTCGACTGGACGCTCGACACTGACGAGGAGCGCATCGCGACCTCAGCCCTGGAAGACGCCTCCGACCTGGCCAGCTACTACGCTCGCCGCGACTGGCCGGACGCCGCTTCCGCCCCACGCCTGGTGAGGACCCTGGTCCTGAAGGCGTGCAAGAGGTACATGGACAACCCCTCGGGCTACACCCAGTCCCGAGCGGGCGACGAGACGCTGGGCTGGAACGACGCCTCCGGCGAGAACGCCGGCACCGTCTACTTCACGGACGACGAGCAGAAGCTCCTCTCCGAGATCGGCGGCAAGAAGCCCGGCCTGCACTCCGCGGGCGTATCCGCCTGGGGCTCGAACATCCGCCGCTACCGCAACCGGGCCTACCCCGTTCCGGTCGACGTCGCGGGCCAGAAGGTCTTCCCGTTCTACGCGGACGAGGAGGAGCCCTGGTGAGCTCGATGCAGCGCAGGCGGGGCCTGACCGCGAAGATCTGGAAGTCCTCGTACCACACCGACCAGCGAGGCAACACGCTTCTGGTCGCCGATGCGGACGGCCCGCACACCGTGCGGTGCGCCGTGATCCCGCAGCGTTCGGCCCGAGCTGAAGTTCCCGGTCAACAGCAGATCAACATCACGCGCATGATCGTGGACGCCGACCTCGAAGGCGTCGAGCTGTGGTCGCGCGTCGAGCTCATGGGCAAGGTCTGGGACATCGTGACCCCGCCCGCCTACCACCACGGCGAGCGCAAGACGCGGCACTGGTCGATCGACATCCGCGAGAGGCCGAGCTGATGGCCTACATCTACAAGGGCCTCGACGGCAAGAACATGGCGGAGTTCATCGCCTCCCTCCCCGAGGTGCAGGACGAGATCGACAGCCGCGCGTTCGAGATCGGCGTCCGAGCCGAAGAGCTCCTGCTCCAGCATCGCGTCGAAGGCGTCGCCCAGATCGAGATCGCCAAGGGCGACATCGACGCCTACGTCGTACTCGCCGACGCCAACGGCACGAACAGCAAGAAGGGCGCCAACTCGGCTGCCTCGATCGAGTTCGGCCGCTCGGCGTACGACGTCGAGGTGGTCGACGAGACCGGCAAGGTCGTGGACGAGTACACGGTCGACGCGATGGAGGGCCTGCACATCCTCGCGCAGGCATCGCACCTGCCGAAGAAGTCCGGCTCCCGCGTCAAGGGCAAGAAGCGGCGCATCAAGGCGAAGGCCGGCAAGACGAAGAAGCGCGGGGGTGGTAGAGGCTGATGGCTGGACTCCCGCCCGAGATCAAAGCGCTCGCCGAGCTCTCCCCTGTCGAAGACCTGATGCTCGCGATCCTGCGCGATGGGCTGCCCGGCATCCAGGTGCAGTCGCTCATCTCCAAGAACCAGACCTTCCCCCTGGTCCTGGTCCGCCGCGACCCCTCCTTCGGGAACTGGTCGGGCGACACTCGATTCCTCGACGCAGCACGCGTCGCGGTGCACGTCTTCTGTCAGGACCCTGACGGTGACGAAGACGCTGCGATCCTCTCCGAAGCCGTACGCGTCGTGATCCGCGACGCCTGGCTTTCCCAGAAGGTCGTGCCCTCGCGCGGCCACATCACGCGGGCCGACCTCTCGTCCGCGCCTCGTCGGGCTACCGACTGGGCGACCGCGACCGGCCCCGTGCAGTACGCGGACCTTCCCACTGGTGTCTGGCGCTACGAGGCGTCCTACGACATCGAGATCCGCAAGCCGCGCAACCGCCCGTACCCCATCCCGTAAGGAGAATCCTTCGTGGCACTGAACGACAACGCCACTCTCGTCATCGGCTCCGGCAACTACCTGACGGCGCCGGTCGGTACCGACCTCCCCGAAGACCTGCTCGTCCCGACCTCTCCCTGGTCGGTCGTCGGTCACACCTCCCTGGAGGACATCTTCTCGATCGCCTCCGAGGGCGGCGAGGCGACCGTCATCGGCTCGCTCCAGAACAAGAGCCTGCGCACCAAGTACAGCGCGCGGACCGAGACCATGACGTTCACGCTCCAGCAGTTCGACATCGCCGGCCTGAAGCTGTACTACGGCGCCAACGCGCCCGTGCTGCCGAACGGCCTGGTCGGCGTTCCCACCGACCCGACTCCGACCGTGGCTTCGTTCCTGGTCGTGTTCGTCGATGGTGAGAACCACTTCGCGTTCTACGCGCCCAAGGCCGAGATCTACCGCGCCGACGACGTGTCCTTCGGCGACACCGAATCGCTCGCCGGCCTGCCGATCGGCGTGAAGCCGATGGCCTACCAGTCCAACACCTGGACCTACGCGATCACCCCGCTCGGCGCGAGCGTCGCGACCGGCGCGACCGCTGGCGCTCCGGGCTCCTTCACTCCGGAGGGCTCGATCGTTCCGGCGAACCTGGCTGCGATGGCCAGCGTCATCGCGACGCCGACGACCGCCTGGACCACCGGCCAGCACGTCGTCCTGGGCGACGCCTCTCACACCTACTGGGATGGCGACTCCTGGAACACGGGCGACGCCGCCTGATCCAGTGTGTAAGTGTCCCAGATGGGGCGCTCACCAACTCCCCTGGCGTGCAAGTGGTGCGGACCTCCTTGCACGTCGGGGGCCCTTCGGGGCTCCCCTCTCGACGGTCCGCTTCCCGCTCATCCCCAAGACTCGGAGGTCCGCAACCCCATGGCCGTTTTCTCTCTCGACTCCATCCGCGAAGCTGCCGAAGCCAAGTACGGCTCGACCGACATCGAGGTCGGCGACGGCTTCGTCACGCGCCTGCTCAACCCGCTCCGCCTGCCCAAGGAGAAGCGGGCCGAGCTGATGAAGATCCAGGACAAGCTCGACGGCGACGACGTCGACCAGGAGCTGGTGCTCGCCAACGCGATCCGCCTCGTGGCGGAGAACGAGACGGCGGCCGACAAGCTGCTGGACGCGATCGGTTCGGACCTCGCTGTCCTGGCCCAGATCTTCGAGACGTACAGCAAGGGCACCCAGGTGGGGGAAGCCTCGGCCTCGGAGAGCTGATCGACAAGTACGGCGATGGGCTCTACCCCGACCTGCTCTTCCACTACGGAGTGGACCTCACTGAGGTGATCGCAGGTCGGGGGCCCTCGCCGGCCCTCGTTCTCTCGCTCGTCCAGAGGCTTCCCGACACCTCGCTCACCATGGCCCTCGCGTCGGGCGGCCGTGAGCACTTCGGCTGGGGCATCGACCGCCACCTGTCCGCCGACATCTTCGACGCGATCAACCAGAACACCAGAGCAACCGGACAGTGGGGCAAGGGCAAGGCGCCCAAGATCCCGCTGTGGCCCCGCCCCAAGGTCAAGAAGAACACCGAGGGCGCTGAGGGCAAGAAGGGTCGTCGCGTCTCCGTGGCCGACCTCTACAAGAAGTTCCAAGGCAAGCGGAGGTAAGCGATGCCCCAGGGCCAGGTCATCGGGCGCGTCAGCGTCCGCGTCCTGCCGGACACCAGTGAGTTCCGCAGCAAGGCCAGCAAGCAGCTTGAGAAGGTCGAGAGCCAGCTCAAGGTCGAGGTCCAGGTTCTCCCGAACATGGCCGGCTTCGAGCGCCAACTGCTCACCGAGATCGGGAAGATCAGCCAGCGCAACCGCCAGTCGGACGCGCGCAAGGTCAAGATCTACACCCGCATCGACACGTCGACCATGTCCGGCGAGCTGGCCAAGGCCATCCGCCGCTACAGCGACAAGGCCAAGTCCGGCTCGAAGGTGCAGCTCCAGTCCGAGCTGAACACCGGAGAGATGAAGATCCGGATCAGCGACGACTCGCTGCGCGACATGAGCGACCAGCTCAAGGACTGGCGGGACCGGAACTCCCCGCAGAAGATCAAGATCGAGCCCGACTTCTCGGCGTTCGGCAGCGCGGCCGTCAACTCCCGCCTCGCTGTCCTGACCAGGCCGCGCACCGTTTCCATCGTCCCGACGCTGAACAACGCGGCGATGGCCAAGGTGGCTACCGCGCTGGCCGCCCTGTCGGGTATCCGCGTGCTGAACAACCTCTTCGAGAAGTTCAGCAACATCCTGAAGAACCTCGACAAGAGCGTCCCGATCATCGGCTCGCTCGCGTCCGCGATGGCCGGCCTCGCCGCCTTCACGCTCGCCGGGGCGAGCAACCTCTTCGCCCTGTCGGCGTCGCTGGCGCAGATCGGACCGACGGTCGGTCTGCTGCCTGGCCTGTTCGGAGGCTTCGCGGTCGGCATCGGCGTCACCGTCGCCGCGCTGAAGGACTTCAACAAGGTCATCCCCGAGGTCAAGACCACCCTCGCCGACCTCCAGAACTCGATCAGCGAGAACTTCTGGGCCAAGGCTGAACAGCCCATCCGGAACCTGGTCGACACGCTTCTGCCGAAGTTCCGCGACGGCGTCAACCAGACGGCCACCCAACTCGGCGAGTTCTTCGGCTCGTTCGCCACCGCGCTCGGCACCTCGCTTGAGCCCGCGATGGACCAGATGTTCGTCGACCTCTCCGAGTCGATCAACAAGGCGACCGAGGGAACCGGCGCCTTCGCCAACATCATCGCCACCCTGGGCGAGGTCGGCACCAGCTACCTCCCCCGCCTGGCCGACTGGTTCGTCAAGATCTCCACCCAGTTCTCCGACTTCCTCGACCGCAAGGGCGAGAACGGGATCAAGGCCGAGATCGACGAAGGCATCGCCGCACTGAAGGATCTCGGCGGAGTCCTCGCCAACACGTACGGCATCCTGTCCGGCATCGCCCGCGCGGCGACCGAGGCGGGCGGCACGTCGCTGCACACGCTGAACCAGGCGCTCAAGGACATCCACGCCACGGTCGACAGCGACGGCTTCCAGAACGGCCTCACCGAGGTCTTCAAGGCCGCGCACACCGCGATGGACAACATCGCCAACGGTGCCGGCCCGGCCGTGAAGAACCTGTTCATCGAGCTCGGCCAGCTCCTGACCACCGTCCTCCCGCAGGCCGGCGAGATCCTGGGTACCGCGATCGGCGCCATCGCTGACGCGCTCGCCCAGCCCGCCGTGACCGAGGGCATCAGTGCCGTCTTCGAGGGCCTGCTCGGCGCGGTCAAGCTGCTCGCTCCTGCGATGGCTCCTCTCGGCCAGGCGCTCGGCGCGATCATGCAGGTCGTCGCCACCATGCTCCCGGTCTTCGCCGAGCTGGTGTCGGCCGCGGTGATCCCGCTGGCGGACGCGTTCGCTCAACTGGCCCCGCTCCTGAGCCCGATCGTGGAAGTTCTCGGCGGCGCCCTGACGGCTGCGTTCTCGGCCATCGCCCCGCTGCTCTCGACGATCGTCGCTGCGCTGGGCCCGATGGTCCAGATGTTCGCTGAGGCCCTGGCCCCGATCCTGCCCGTCCTCGCTGAGGTGCTGGCCCAGGTCGGCGCCGCGCTCCAGCCGCTCATCGAGAAGGCGCTTCAGATCGTCTCGGCAGTCCTGGAGCCCCTGCTCCCGATGCTGTCCGAGGTCATCCAGTCCGTCCTGCCCCCGCTGGGCGATGCGATCTCGGCCGTGGCCGAAGCGCTTCAGCCGTTCCTCGACGCGCTGCTCTCGGTCGTCGAGTTCATCATGCCGATCCTGGTTCCGATCATTCAGTTCCTGATCGAGATCCTGGCCGGCGCCCTGGTCGCCGCGATCGAGGGTGTGGCCCAAGTCCTCGAAGGACTGAAGACGTTCTTCGTCGGCGTCTGGGACTACATCGTCGGCTACTTCACGATGATCTGGGGCATCTTCGAGGGTCTGTTCACCGGCAACTGGGACACCTTCGAGAAGGGATTCGACCAGCTCTGGGAGGGCATCAAGGGCATCTTCACTGGCGCGTGGGACATCATCGTCGGCGCCCTGAAGGTCTTCCTGAATGTCGGAATCCTCGGCGCTGCGGGTAAGGCGTTCACCGCCATCAAGGGCCTCTTCACGGCGGCCTGGACCGCGATCAAGGGCATCTTCACCGGAGCCTTCGCAGCCATCCGCGGCTACGTCAGCCTGTTCTTCGCCGGAGCCAAGGGCCTGGTGACGAGCGGCCTGTCCGCCATCAAGGGCTTCTTCTCCTCGGCCTGGTCGTCGATCAAGACGACCGCGGTCGGCGCGTTCCAGAAGCTCGTCTCCACCGTGGGCGAGTGGATCGGCAAGGCCGTCACCAAGGTGAAGGAGCTGCCGGGCAAGGCGAAGTCCGCTCTGGGCTCGCTCGGTTCGACCCTGCTCACGGCCGGTAAGGAGCTCATCAAGGGCTTCATCTCCGGCATCACGAGCATGTTCGGAGCGGTCAAGGACAAGCTCGGAAGCCTGACCGACAAGTTGACCGACTGGAAGGGTCCGCTCCCCAAGGACAAGGTCCTTCTCTACAACGCCGGTCAGGTGATCATCAAGGGTCTGATCAAGGGCCTTGAGTCGCAGTACGGCAACGTCAAGAAGTCGCTCGAAGGGCTCACCGCCCAGATCGGCAAGGCCAAGCTGAGCAAGTCGGTGACGGCCAAGCTGAAGTCGGACCAGGCGCAGCTCAACAAGCTGCTCAAGTCGTACGACGGAATCCAGAAGAAGATCGACGCGGCCAAGAAGTCGCTCGCCGACCTCAAGGAAGCCAAGGCCGACTACGCGGCCCGCATCGCCCAACGAATCGTTGACGCAGCCAACGTCACCAACTTCGAGGGCGGCTTCAAGGGGATCATCGAGCAGCTTCAGCAGTCCGTTGCTCAGGCCCGCCACTTCGCGGACGTCCTCGCCAAGCTGAAGAAGCTGGGGCTCAACAGCACCACCTTCGACCAGCTCGCGCAGGCCGGACCCGAGGCCGGCATGGCTGCGGCCGAAGCGATCCTCGCGGCCGGCCAGTCCGGAGTGAATCAGGTCAACGAGCTGGAGAAGCAGCTCCAGGATGCCGCGGCCAAGGTCGGCAAGACCGCATCCCAGGTCATGTACGACAACGGCATCCACATGGCTGAGGGCCTGGTCAAGGGCCTGGAGTCGCAGGCAGACAAGATCGAGAAGCAGATGCTGAAGATCGCCGACTCGATGGTGAAGGCCATCAAGAAGGCGCTCGGCATCAAGAGCCCGTCGAGGGTGCTGAAGCAGATCGGCGCCTACGTCGGCCAGGGCTTCCAGCTCGGCCTCCTCGGTGAGAAGTCCGGCATCGCGAAGGCGGTCGAGGACTCCCTGCTGATCGGGGCTACGGCCAACTCCACGGCAAGGAACGTCGCTTCGGCGGTCGGCGGAGCACTTGGTGCAAGTGGCACCACCGCTCCGACCAAGGTTCTCAACTACTACGCGGCCCCCGGCTCCTCACTCGGCTCCGAGGAAGACCTGTTCGCCGCCACCAACCGAGCCAGGATGGGATGGTGAAAGTGTGCCAAAGCTCCTGCTGGTGAGCGGTGCAGACACGATCGACCTCAACGAGATCGACGAGTACGGGGTCGGGTTCCAGGCCAAGTCCGGTGTGACTGGCCTGGGCCTGCCCCCGGTCTCGGTCCAGTGGCTGGAGGGTGCCGGAGACGGCGCCACCTACCGCAGGACCCGAGTCCAGACCAGGGACATCGACCTCCCCATCGAGATCCTGGCGCTCGACCGTACGGATCTCCAGGCGAAGCTCTCCCGGCTGGCCCTTGTGCTGGCCGGGGGGTGCACCCTGGTACTCCAGAACGGCGACGGCATCCAGTGGCACACGGACGTGTGGCGCGTCGGGGGTGGCGAGTACACCTACGGCGCGGACTCGGTTGGCGACCGCGAGTTCCAGACGGTTCTCACACTGAGGGCCGGCGACCCGTACTTCACCAGCTCCGTGCAGCAGGTACGTACGATCTCCGGCGCCGTCTCGGCGACCTCGTTCCTCTCCAGTCTGGCGGCCATGCCGGTCGCCCCCTCGCAGGCGATCGGCTCCATCAACCTCTACAACTCCGGTGACGCTGTGGCGTATCCGGTGTGGGAGGTGCGTGGGCCTGGCGACCACTTCACCGCGACGTCCCCCAGGGGCGAGGTGCTGAAGTGGAACGGCACGCTCGCGTCAGGCGAGAAGCTGATCATCGACACGAAGAAGGGCACGGTGCAAGACGGGACCGGCGCCAACCGGTACGACCTGTTGGACACCGCTCCCCGCTTCTGGACCGTCGAGCCCGGCGAGTCAACCGCTGGCGCCTCCCTGTTGAACACCACCAGCGCATCGCAGATCACCTGCTCCTGGTACCCCCGGAAGTGGATGGTGATCTGAGTGCGCCTGGAGGACATCACCGTTGAAGTGCGTGACAAGACGCTGACGCGTCGAGGCATCATCCGCCCCGAAGAGCTCCAGCTCGAACTCACCGACAACTTCAACAACGTGGGCTCCTGGTCGCTGAGCCTGGCGTCGGAGCATCCGCTGTGTGACACGCTGCGGACGCCCGGCGCCGGGATCATCGTGACCGGCCCCGACGACGTGCTCCTGTCCGGGCCGATGGTGAAGTCGGAGTTCGCCTCGACCCCCACCGACCCGGACGGCACGGTCGCCTTCGAGGGCGTGTCTGACACGGTCTGTCTTGCAGATGCGCTCGCCTTCCCGCAGCCGTCCAACCCGGACGGCGCCAGTCAGACACAGTCGCATGACGTCCGCTCCGGCCGAGTCGAGACCGTCATGCACGCCTACGTCAACGCGAACATCGGGCCGGCCGCTCCGGCAGCTCGACGCAAGACGGGGCTCATCCTGGGCTCGGACGGAGCGCGCGGACCGATCATCAACCAGTCCGCCCGCTTCCCCGTGCTCGGCAACCTGCTGTCCGAGATCGCCCTGCTGGGCAGGCTCGGCTTCCGGGTCGTGCAGCGCGGGGCGAACCTGGTCTTCGAGACCTACGCCATCACCGACCGCACGGCGTTCGTCCGGCTCGACGTCCGCAACGGAACGCTGTCCGGACAGAAGGTCGCCATCTCCCCGCCCGGCGTCACGCGCGCCATCGTCGCGGGCCAAGGCGAGCTCACCGAGCGCCAGTTCATCCAGGTCGACACCGACGAGTCCATCGCCGCGGAAGCGGACTGGGGCCGGCGCATCGAGCAGTTCATCGACCAGCGCAACACCGACGACTGGACCGAGCTCCAACAGGCCGGCGACGAGGCCATGGAAGAGGGCGGCTTCACCGCCATCAACGTCCAGGTCGTACCCATGGAGGACAGCCAGGCCCGCTTCGGCAAGGAGTGGGGGCTGGGCGATGACCTCGTCGTCATCGTGGACGACCAGGAGCTGAAGTCCACCGTCACCGGCTACATCATCAAGGCCGACTCCTCCGGCTTCCGCCTCGGCGCTCTTCTCGGTGACGCCACCGGCTTCGACGCCGACGCCGCGCTGAACAAGCGCGTGACCAACACCGAGACCCGCCTGTCCAACCTGGAGCGCAACTCCTCCGGAGGTGGGGTCAGCTCAGACGACCAGATCATGCGAATCATGGGGGTGTGGTAAGTGGCCAACGCGCCCAAGCGGTTCTCTCGCGGGTCGACTTCGACGACGCGGACCAACGTCTACACGGTGCCAGCGAGCACCACGGCGATCGTCACGAACATCGTCGTGACCAACTCCAGCACCAGCACGGCGACCGTGCTCATCGAGCTGAACGGCCTGGCGATCATCCCCAACACGCAGATCCCCGGCAACGGCATCTTCACCCTCGACATCACCCAGGTGATGGACGCGGGTAACACGATCCACGTCACCGGCTCGACGACCACCTGCTCGTACTTCATCAGCGGAGTGGAGGTGACGGCCTGATGGGTTTCTCCGTGATCCCGGAGCCCGCCGTCTCCGGCTTCACCGGCCCGGCTGGTGCGACCGGCGCGGCCGGCGCCCCCGGCGTCATACAGTCGGTCAACGGCAAGAGCGCAGCCAGTGTGACGCTGTCCGCCGCAGACGTGAACGCGCTGCCGAGCTCGGGCAACGCCCTACTGAGTGGGCAGTACCTGTGGTTGGACACGGCGGCCGGCACCTACCGCGCCTTCGGCTACAAGACGGCAGGCGTGGACCGCTGGCTGATGCAGGTCGACGACCTCGCCGAGTCCGGCTCCAACGCGGGCTCGAACTTCCGTCTGTCCGCACGCAACGACGACGGCTCCTTCAACAAGACCGTCGTCTACGCCCGGCGCGACAGCGGGCAGATTGCCTTCCTGACCACCACCCTGCACGGTTCCGCCACCGCGACTGTCGGCGGCTCGATCGGCCTGCGAGACACGGGCACCGACCCGGCGACCGCGACGGGTGGCGTCTTCCTCTACTCGAAGAACGGCCTGCCCTACATCAAGCAGGGTGACGGCACCGTCTTCCAGGTCGGCGCCGGAGGTGGCACGGGCGGGGCGGTCAGCTCCGTCAACGGCCAGACCGGCGCTGTGGTCCTGGACGCTGACGACGTGGGCGCAGTCCCCGCAGCCGGGGGCCAGCCGACCTTCGACAACTTCATGATCATCAACGCTACGGCTGACACCAACTACGGCATCGTCGCCATGCGCAAGCTGAACAAGAAGCGCTGGTCGTTCATGGTGTCGGGCGCCTCGGAGACCGGCTCCGATGCCGGCTCGAACTTCCTGCTCCAGTCCTACACGGACGCAGAGGGCGACAAGACCGCGCACCTGTACGCCGACCGGGCCTCCGGCTCGACGACGATCGGCTCGACTCAGGTCATGAACGGCGCCCGCCTGGCCGTGCAGGGCGGAGCCTTCGGCATCGTCGACCAGGCGGCCGACCCGACGTCCTCCTCGCTCGGCGCGCACTTCTACTCCAAGGGCGGCAAGCCGTACATGAAGCGCAGCTCGGCTGCGACGGGCGGCTCGGCCTCCTCGGTGTTCGAGGTGCAGCCGCGCCCCTCGGAGTTCCTGCCGGAGGATCTGGGCCTGGTGGCCTGGACGTCGGACCCGATGGACTGCCTGTCGACCGGCGCTTTCACGGGCGTCACGAACGCCCGCGTCTCCGCGGTCTACCTGCGCGAGCCGAAGACTGTCTCGAAGATCGTGTGGCACTTCACTGGCTACGCGGGCGGCCTGCTGGCCGGCTCCTGGGCCGCGGTCTACAACTCCTCCGGCACGCGGGTCGGGTTCAACGACTCGATCCACACCGGAACGAACGAGCCCGCGGAGCAGCACGACCTCGGAGGCGGCGCCTCGTCGGTACCGATCACCAGCACCACGCTGGCGGCCGGTCTGTATTACATCGTCTGGCGCTTCAACTACACGACCTCGCCTGCCGACGGCCCGATGTGCCTCCAGTACGAGAACAGCGCGGGCGGCCCGCCCAACGCCTTCGGCCTCAACAACGTCGTCCGCTTCGGCGTGCTCGACGCCACGAGCCAGGCCACCTCGTACACGTCCCTGACCGTCGCGAACATCCAGCGCGGAGGCAACCGCTTCTGGGCCGCACTCGCGTAAGGAGGTACCGGTGGGAGCTTCCCTCTACCCACCCCCGAAGGAGACTACGACGGTCGTGACGTCCGGCTTCACGCCAACGTCCGGGTTCACGGTGAACAACTTCGAGGCGCGCAAGGTCGGCGGCGTCTGCTCGTTCGGCCTCGACCTGACCGTGGTCAACACCATCAGCGCAGGCTCGCAGCCCTGGAACCTGCCGGACACCATCATCGGCACACTGCCCGCTGGCTTCACCCCGCCCCGGACGTACACCGCGATCTACGGCACCGGCTACGCGGACGGCGAGGCCGACGTGACGTCGGCCGGAACGATCACGCTGCGCAGCACGAACTCGTTCGACCTCACAGCCGGGCACACCGTGCGGATCTCCGGCGCCTGGGTGATGTAACACCCTCTTCCCACTTCCGACCCCTCTGGCCTGCTGGCTCGGGGGGTCTTCGCATTCCCCAAGGAGGCCCCCCGAGTGGCGATCACGTCCTACCCCTTCGATGCGCAGTCGATCACCGAGACCGACTACTCACGACTCTTCCGGGAGTTCCAGTCGACCGGCGTCGCTGACGGCGTCGGAGGCACCTCGCTCTACACCTACGCCGACGGCACCGGCATGACCGTGAAGGTCAACTCCGGATTCGCCATCGTCCGCGGCCACGCCCTCTACTCGACGGCGACCGAGACGGTGACGATCCCCGCGGCCAACACCAGCTCCCGCGTGGACCGCGTGGTCCTGCGCCTGGACCCGGCCGCCAACTCCATCACCCTCGCGGTCAAGCAGGGCACGGCTGGCTCCTCGACTCCGCCCGCCCTGACCCAGACCGACACGGGCACCTACGAGTTCCCGCTGGCCAAGGTCACGGTGGGCGCGAACGTCACCTCGATCTCGGCCGCGTCCGTGCAGGGCGAGCGCAAGTTCCTCGGCAACACGGTGGGCGGCTGGACCACCGACACCCGCCCCGACTCCCCGCGCGTCGGCCGGCTCGGCTTCAACCAGTCGACCAGCACCTGGGAGTTCTGGAACGGCACGGCGTGGGCCAACCTGACGCAGGCGGTCGACTGGTCGACGCTGACCAACAAGCCGAGCAGCTTCACCCCGAGCTCGCACACGCACCTGTGGGCCGACATCACCGACAAGCCGACGACGTTCACCCCGAGCTCGCACTCCCATTCCTGGGACTCCATCACCTCGAAGCCGAGCACCTTCGCGCCGTCGTCCCACTCGCACTCCTGGACGTCGATCACCTCCAAGCCGTCGACTTTCCCGCCGAGCTCGCACTCGCACTCCAGCTACCTGGAGTCGGGCGACACGATCTCCTGGGCGAACGGCACGAAGCGCGTCCACAACGACTCCGTGTCCGGCTCGGGCACTTACTACGCGGTGTGGGTGCAGGGGGACGGGACCTTCGCCCGGAACACCTCCTCGATCAAGTTCAAGGAGAACATCCGCGACTTCGAGATCGACCCCGACGCCTTCGCCAAGCTGCGCCCGGTCATCTACGACCGCAAGCCGATCGAGGGTAAGGGCGAGCCCCGCAAGGACGAGGTCGGCCTGATCGCGGAAGAGGTGGAGGAGCAGTTCCCCTGGCTGATCAACTACCTCGACGGCGAAGTGGACGGCCTGCGGTACGACCTCCTGGGCATCGCCCTGGTCCCCGTCGTTCAGCGCCAGGCCAAGCGGATTGAGGATCTGGAAGCGCGCCTGGCCCGCCTGGAGGCCAAGCTGTCGTGACCTCCATGGCCCTGGAACCCAGTGTGCAAGTGGCCCTCGTGACGGCGGGCGGCACCGTGTGTGTCGCCCTCGTCGGGGTCATGGTCGAGCTCCTGCGCCGCCAGGCCGGCGCCCTCAACGAGGTGCGCGAGCACGCGCAGGAAGCCCGTGACCAGGTCGCCAACACGCACACGACCAACCTGCGCGACGACATCGACTCCCTGATGCACCGGCTCGACCGCGTCATCGACGCCCAGGAAGTGCACGGCCGCGAGCTGTCGGCCCTGCGAGAGGACATCGCCCACGAACGCCGCGAGCGCCTTGCCGTGGCGGAACGACTCGACGACCACATGGCCGCGAACGCGGCCTGAGAGAAGGAGGCAAGACTTCATGGCTACCCCCATGACCGCTCAGCAGTTCGTTGACGCCCTCAAGAAGGAGGGCCTGACCGTCTCGGAGAAGTTCTCCGGCTGGCGCACCCACGAGCGCGACGACGAGACCGGCCGCACCTTCGGCCCCGTCAACGGCGTCGTGATCCACCACACCGCGGGCCGCGACTCGCTGAGCCTCTGCTACAACGGCACCTCCGCCCTGCCGGGCCCGCTGTGCCACACCCACCTGAGCAAGACCGGCGTCGCGACGATGATCTCGGCCGGTCGCGCCAACCACGCGGGCGGCTTCACGCAGAACGCCCACGATGCCGTGGTCAACGAGTCGACCAGCCACCCCCGCCCCTCGGGCGCTGAGGTCGTGGACGGCAACGATCACTACTACGGCATCGAGATCGAGAACCTGGGCGACGGGAAGGACTTCTACCCGCAGGACCAGTACGACGCCGCGGTGAAGTGGGCTGCCGCGATCTGCCGCTCCCACGGCTGGACCGCGCAGTCGGTCATCGGCCACAAGGAGGGGACGACCCGCAAGATCGACCCGAAGGGTCCGGTCGGCAAGGCGGGCGGCCCGATGTGGGACATGGACCAGTTCCGCAAGGACGTCCAGGCCCGACTGAACAAGACCGTGAGCAAGCCGGCCCCGGCGCCGGCCCCCGCGAAGCCTGCGCCCAAGCCGGCCCCGAAGCCGGTGAGCAAGATCGTGGCCCTGAAGGACGGCGTCAAGCCGGGTGCCACGCACTCGCAGGTCAGTGACCTCCAGCGGTTCCTGATCAAGGCGGGCTACGGCCCGATCAAGGGTGCGTACACGGACTACTACGGGCCGGAGACCCAGAAGGCGGTCGCCCGGTTCCACAACAAGAACCCCCACCTGCGCACGGCAGGGAAGTCGTACGACCCGGCGATCGGGAAGTCCGGCTTCAAGGAGCTCCAGAAGGAGGCAGGCATCAAGTGAGCAAGCACGCCAAGGTGAGCCGGAAGGGTCTCGCGCGTATCGCCGGGGCACTGCCCACCAAGTACAAGAGCAGGGCTGGGCTCGTCGCATCCGCGGCGGGTGTGATACTGTCCCTGGCTGTCTACTTCCAGGGTGACTACCCGCAGGTCGCCCTCGCGATCCAGGCGCTGACTGCCCTGGGCTTCGTCGAGCAGACCGACTCCGAGTAAGAGAGAGCCCCCGCTGGCCTGTGGCTGGCGGGGGCTCTTCAGTCGTCTCAGCCCTGCTTCATCTTCTCGATCTCGTCGAGGGTCACGATCTTCGGGCGGCGCCGGGCCGGCACCTTCGCGGTCGTCTTCTTCGCCGTAGCCTTCTTTGCGGGCGCCCTCTTCGCGGGTGCCTTCTTCGGCGCTGTGACCTTGGGCTCCGGCTCCTGCTCGGCCTCCCCCTCGCCGAGCTCAGCCTCCTCCAGCCACTCCTCGAAGGGTTCGGCGTGCTCCTCGCACAGGTCCTTCGTGACGCTGCGGCCGTCGCTGACTGAGATGGTGTAGGTCTTCGCCGGGTACTGCTGGCAGATGTCGCAAGCAGTGACGTCGGTCGTGACCTGGAGCTTCATGAAACTGTCCCTCCGTTGATACGTGTGATGACCACGATACCTGTGCAAGCTTGACCATGCCGCGCTACTGTGGAAGTGTTACACGCCGTCATGATCACCGGAGACAGGAGGCACATGGGCGCACGCAAGATCGTCGACGAGGCGGAGGTCATCCGCTGGTTCGAGGAGGGGCGCACCTACGCATGGATGATCGAGAAGTACAAAGAGAAGTACAACATCGAGACCGTCCCTTCAATGTGGGGGAACTTCCGGCGCCGGAAGGGCCTTGATCGGCGGATCGTGCGGAATGACGATCTCATTCCCTGGTTCGTGAAGGACGAGCATCGCTGGGCTTACCCGCTCCGGATGCTTCGTACGGCGGCTCGGGCCGCGGAGGGCAAGAAGCCTCTGACCGAGGAAGATCAGTACCGCCTCTCCAACTGGCTGAAGATGCTCAAGGACGAGAAGGTGGTCGTGCACTACGACCCCGACACCGAGGACGGGTTCTTCTACGTTCCTCGCCAGGAGGGTGACGGTGACGACGTACTCATCCATCAGCCGAAGAAGAAAACGACGCCCCGTCCCAACGCGGACAACAAGTAGTTCAGCTCAGACCGAGCCCCCCGCAGTGCAAGTGCGGGGGGCTTCGGCTTGTCCAGGGTAAGAAATGAGTAGGTGAATCCTCAAATTTTTCGTTCATTGCGTACAACCCTCTTCACGCTTACGGAGTCGTAGCTTCCGGATCGTGCAGATCTTGTGAAGCGTGGGGTTGACGCGTGACCACGGATCGTGCAAGATGATCTGCGTCAGGGACACTTACACACCTGCTGACGAAGGAGGCGGTAGATGGCTCACCGACTGGGGGAAGGCCCTTCGCAGGCGGCTGGCGGATGGGTCGGGGAGTACACCTCCCCTGACGGGCTGATCAGGCTCGTCGTAAACGAGGAGGAGTACGACTGGCACATCGACGCCAAGGAGGGCTACAGCGCCAGCCTCATGAGGTCGGTACTCCTGATGGCCAGGCAGCAGGGCCTTGAACTGCTGGACGAAGAGGAGGGGGAAGCAGAGATCATCGACGAAGAGACGATGCGCATCTACCTGTGCCCGAGGCCGGCGAGCACGCCGGAGCTGCGGGTGGTCGCGTGACACTGAACCTGATGGAGATCCCGCAGCAGGCCAAGCCGCTGCACCCGAACCTGTCGGTACCGCGCGACGGCTGGGGCCGGCCTCTCGTTGTCCCCCGCGGCGGCGGCAAGCCGAAGGGCCACACCCGCACCACCACGTTCATCGACTGCATCGAGGACAAGTCGAACCTCATCGACTGGCAGTGCCGCAACGTTCTGATCGGCGCATCGAAGCGGTCCGACCTGCTGGAGAAGACGCGGGAGCTGGACCCCGAGGTCGACAAGAAGAAGCTGAACGAGCTGGCCGAGCAGGCGAAGGACGCAGCCGGCGCGAACGAGAAGTCGCGCAAGGGCACCTACCTGCACGACCTGTCGGAGTACGTCGACCGCGGTCAGCCCCTGCCCAAGACCATCTCGGGCCAGGATCTCGACGACATGGCCGCGTACATGATGGCGACCGCACCGCTGAAGGTGATCGCCGTCGAGCAGTTCGTCATCGTGCCCGAGCTGTCCGTGGGCGGCACGTTCGACCGGCTCTCGTACTACGAGGGGCCCGGCCCGGACGGCAAGCCGATCTCGGGCAACTTCATCACGGACACCAAGACCGGCTCCATCGAGTACGGCAAGCTGAAGATGGCATCGCAGCTCGCGGTGTACTCGCGCGGCGTGCTGTACGACCACACGAAGTTCCCCGTGAACGCGGACGACAAGGCCGCGATCAAGGAGTGGAAGAAGCAGGAGTTCACCGCCGAGCAGGCCGAGCAGGCTTACTCGTCGCTGCCTCCGGTGAATCAGGACTGGGGCATCATCGTCCACCTGCCGCAGGGTGAGGGGGAATGCCAGCTCTACTGGGCCAACCTGAACATCGGGTGGGCACTGGCGCAGCTCGCACTCACCATCCGCCAAGCACGCTCGACGAAGGGCGCACTCAAGCCGTTCGTGAGCCAGGTCACACAAGACCTGGTTGCACAGACAGCCTGAAGTGTGTAAGCTGACCAAAGGTCGACGGGGAAACGCCGAAGACATCAAGCGCCACTTGCACACCGGCCGGGAAGACGGTACGGTCAGCAAGGACAGCGAGAGAGAGGGGAACGAAACACAGTGAGCGAACTGAGCGTCACGATCAAGTACGACAAGGGGCACGACGCCACCTGGGCGGTCTTCCGAGGGACGCCGGGCGAGATCAGGGCCGACATCATGGAGTTCTTCGGCATGGACCCGGCCACGCAGGTCGGCCTCAGCCTGAGCAGCATCGTGACGAACGCGACCCAGATCGCCCACGGCAAGGGGCTGATCGCTACCGCGCTGGGCGCGACGGTCGTCGAGGAGACGAGCGAGCCGGTCAAGCCTCCGGCTGACGATCCGTGGGCGGCGGCCTCGGCTGCCCAGCCCTCCGGACCTTGGCCCGGAAGTGCAAGTGTCCCTGAAAAGAAGGAAGACCCGAACGCCTACATCCTCGGGGAGATCGAGAAGCAGACCACGGTCGACGGGCTGAAGAAGCTGTGGGCCGCGAACCAGTCCTTCTTCTCTGACGCCTCGGTCATGGCGGCCTGGAAGGCCAAGGGCAAGTCGCTCCAGGCGGCAGCCGCGTGAGCCGCGTGACGGTGATGAGCACCGTGACCTACGTGGTCGAGCTCGACGTCCCGCTGGGCTTCCTGGTCGACGAGGAGGAGTTCGCCCGCAGCCAGTCGCTGGAGATCGAGCGGTCCGCCCGATCCAGCTTCCGGGACACCGAGGCGAAGCTGAAGTCCGTGAAGGCGACCTCGGTCGTGACGGCGGAGAAAGCCTGGTGAAGGCCGGTGACTGGGCCTACATCGTCGCGGTGATCGCCATGCTCGCCGCGAGCATCTGGACTTGGACGTCCGCCCCCTGCGGGCTGTGGACGTTCTCGAAGGTCGGCGACATGCCGGCCCGCTGCATCAACAAGTAACGAATCACACCGTAACTGCCGCGTAGGCAACGAACGAAGGAGATCAACACAGTGGCTCTCAACCTCATCGACATCCCGGTCCAGGGCGGCGGCTGGTTCAAGCCGAAGGACAACATCAACGCGGTGGCCATCCTCCTGGAGGTCCACCAGTTCGAGCGTCAGCGCCCCACCCCGAACGGCCCGAAGGACTCCGTCCTCGCGGACGTCACCATCTTCCAGGACGGCGGCTCCCTCCAGGCCGGCACCCCGCAGGTGACCAAGGGCCAGAGGATCGAGCAGACCATCCTCGCCCGCGACCTGGAGACCATCGTCGGCGGCGCCACGATCGTGCGCCTGGAGCAGGTTCCCCCGAAGAAGCCCGGCGCGCACCCGGCGTGGGTGTGGCGTCCGGTGACCGACGCGGCCGTGCGCAACGCGGTCGTCGCGTACGCCGAGAAGCGTGAGAAGGACGCGGAGGCGGCCGTGGCCGACGCTCCCGACTTCGACTGACCTGACTGTGTAAGTGTCCCTACGCTGGAAGGAGGTCGATGAGCCCGCGCTCGCGGGCGGAAGGGAGGGACGGTGTTCGTACGCCCGTCCCGCGACGAGTGGGGTCTCGGCATCGCTGAGGCTGTGGCCACCATCGCGGACTGTACCCGCGCCCAGGTGGGCGCCATCATCGTGGCCAAGCAAGGCCACTCGGTTCTGGGGCTCGGCTACAACGGCCTGCCCCGCGGAGTCCCCGGCTGCGGGACTGCGGGCAACTGCCCGCGAGGGCAGCTCTCCACCGAGGAGTGCGCCCGAGACAGCGACTACTCCAACTGCGCCGCTGACCATGCGGAGCGCAACGCGATTCGAGACGCGCTCGAAGTCAAGGGCATCCACCCCGACGAGCTCATGGACTCGACGCTCTACGTCACGCGCAAGCCGTGTCCTGCTTGCACAACCCTGATCGCTTCAGTCGGTATCGGGCGCGTCGTCGTTCGAGGAGAGGAGGACAGCAAGTGCTCACCCCCGGAAGGTCCCTGGCGCTCCATGCTGCAAGCGGCCGTGAACTCCCGCGCGTAGAGGCGTTCGACGACCTGTACGCCATGGGCGTGAGGCCCCGGCATGGCGAGGTCATCATGGTCGCCGGCCGCTCCGGCACGCAGAAGTCGGGCTTCGCCCTGTTCTGGGTGGCCCAGATGAACCTGCCGTCGCTGTACTTCTCCGCGGACATGAGCGCCTTCACGGCGAGCTCGCGCCTTGCCTCCATGGCCACGATGGATACGACCGAGATGGTCGAGGCCGGCATGGCGGAGGGCGGCAAGTACAGGCAGGCGTACATCGACGCGCTGGCCAGCTCGAACATCACCTTCTCCTTCGGCTCCCCCATCACCTGGCGGGCGGTCGACGAGGAGCTGGAGGCGTACGTCGAGCTGTGGGACCGGTACCCCGAGGTGATCGTCTTCGACAACCTGATGGACTTCGAGGGCGCCGAGTCGGACTACACCGAGCAGATGGCCGTGATGCAGGGCTGCACCGAGCTGGCTCGCCACACGGGTGCGACGGTCATCATCCTGCACCACGCGAGCGACAAGAACTGGGAAGCCAAGACGAACCCTTGGGCTCCCCCGTCCCGCGACCAGGTCAAGGGCGGCCTGTCCGAGAAGCCCGAGCTCTCGCTCTCCGTGGCCCTGGACCCGACCTCGCTCGCCTACAACGTGGCCTGCATCAAGCAGCGCATGGGCCCGTGCGACCCGACGGCCGGCCGGTACGCCACGATGATCTGCCAGCCGGAGTACACCCGGTTCAAGAAGGCGGAGAAGCGCGAGATCGTCCAGGCCGCGAAGACGCAGCCCGCAGAGGAGTGGTCCCCGGTGAAGGTCGCGTTGACCATGGGATCGTAGTGTGATACTGTTCCTGAACTTGCCGGGCGTCGAGCCCGGCTCTCAACGAAGGGGGTGTGCAAGTTGTCCAACAGCGTAGCTGCACGGAACCGGCGCAACAAGCGCAAGGGGTCGGAGTGGGAGTCGGACCTGCGTGACGGCCTGCGGACGGAGGGGTTCGACGTCGAGTCCCTGCGCCTGGCCGGCAAGGAGGACGAGGGCGACCTGGTCATCCGCGAAGGTGACGGCAAGTACCTGGTGATCGAGGCGAAGAACGCCAAGTTCGAGCCCGGCGTGTTCCTCGGCGAGGCGATCGTCGAGCGCGAGAACTTCGCCAAGCATCGCGGCCTGGACCTCGAAGACGTCGAGTCGATCGTCGTGGTCAAGAGGCGCGGGAAGAACTGGCGCAAGGCGTTCGTGCTCACCACCGTCGAGGACTACCTCGGGCTGGACCCGCAGTGATCGCCGGCTTCGAGAACTTCCTGAAGTGGCACGCCGCCTGGGTCGAGACGATGGACCAGGCCCGAGCGTTCGTCGCGTTCTGGTGTGACGACGAGTCCGATCTGGATCTGATCCTCGCCGTCGAGCAGGCGTACGAGGTGACGCACTCGTGAGGTTCCACCGCATCGACTCCGACCACTCGGGAGGCGAGACCAGCAAGCCCACGCTGGACGCGGTGATGCACCACTTCGACGTGGACTTCAACGACCAGCGCAACACCGGCATGGCGAAGTGCCCGCTCCATGAGGACAACACCCCCTCGATGTCCTACCGCCTGGACGAGGGTCTGTGGAACTGCCACTCCTGCGGCAAGGGCGGGGACAGTTTCACGATGATCCAGGAGTACCACGCCGAACAGCTCGGCAAGGAGATCGGCTTCCCGGAGGCCAAGGCGTACGCCAAGGAGCACGGCCTCGAAGAGGGAGCGGTCGCCAAGAGCGACGGCTACACCAGCCGCTACGGAGGCGGCCACCGGGCGGCGAACAAGAAGCCCGGCAAGAAGTCAGGCAGCGGCTACGTGCCGGCCTGGAAGAGGAAGTAAGGAGGAGATCCAGCTTGGCCGAGCACGAACCGCTCACGCCGCTCTCGACGTCCCAGAAGGAGATGCTGGAGGAGGCGGTCGCCACCTACCAGGCCCACCTCACGGCCGACACCGCGGCCTACCTGATGTCGCGAGGGATCGGGCGGGACGAGGCCCTGGCCTTCCGGCTCGGGATCGTCGCCGACCCGGCGCCGGGCCACGAGAAGTATCGGGGGATGCTCGCGATCCCCTACCTGGGCCGCACAGGGCAGCCGCTCACCGTGCGGTTCCGCTGCCTCCAAGAGCACAACCACCGCGACTACTTCCACGGCAAGTACAACACGATCAAGGACGACATCCCCCGCATGTTCCATGTCGGGGCCGTCCACCGAGCAGGCGAAGAGATCCACGTCACCGAGGGCGAGCTCGACGCCATCATCCTGAACAAGATCGGACTTCACGCAGTCGCCATCCCCGGCGCCAACATGTGGTTCGGCCGGCACCGACGGATGCTCGCCGGCTTCAACCGCGTGTGGACCTGGGCCGATCCGGACGACGCGGGAGCCGAGCTCACCGGCAAGATCACCCGAGCCCTGCGCTCCGCGAAGGCGGTGCGACTGCGGGCCGACGTGACCGACACCTACATGGAGCACGGGGCGGAGCACCTGCTCTCCCTCGTGCAGAAGAAGGAGGACTGACAGTGGCAGAGACCGAGACGGTCGCGACCGAGCAGGCGCCGAAGAAGGGTGGCCGGAAGCCGGACCCGCTGACGCGAGCCATCGCCGACATGAAGGAGGCCGGCAAGCACCTCGGCGACTACCAGGTGAAGGACGTGCCCGAGGCGCGAGCCCTCCTGCACGACCAGCGCGCAGCCGCCTGGGGCCGGACCTACGCCGACCAGGGCGTGTTCGATGCCCTGCTCCTGTCGCTCGCCTTCGAGGCCCTGGCCGGCCTCAACCCGGCAGAGCAGCGGTACGCGTTGCTCCAGCTCTCCGCCGTCGCCCTGGGCAGGGCCGCCGAGCTGGACGGCCGCGCATGAACGAGGACGAGTTCGAGCTGCCGGAAGGGGTCGAGGTCACCGACGTGACGCAGCTCGTCGACCACTTCAGCAACGTGAAGCGGGCCGCCTCCATCGTGGGCGACCTGCGCAAGGCCCTTCGCGAAGAGGGCTTCTGCAAGGTGGAGACGTTCGAGCTGGTCCAGATGTACTGGGCTTCCGAGCTCGGAGCGTTCGACTGAGCCCCCTGCCCGGCAGGCCCGGCCCCACGCTGGAAGGCATCTACGAGGCGATGACCGAGGACGAGCGCGAGGCGTTCCGCCCGGTCCTCCTCGGGCCCAGCCCGGCCGACTGGCTGGCAGACCTGCTCCGCACCAACGGACACGACGTGTCCGCATCCACGATCCGTACGTACAGGCGCTCACTGCGCAGAGAGGGGGTGGCCAGTGTCTGACCTGACCGAGGCGCTGCTCGCCAAGCCGACTGCTCCAGCGGTCGCCGGCCGGAAGACCGACCCCGAGAAGGACTTCACCCGCCAGATCGAGCTCAAGGGCGACGAGGCCGACGTCACCGTGCGGGGCGAGACCTTCGAGGCCAACGAGGGCGCGGCGGCCGACGTGCTGCGCGGCCAGGGCCTCGACCCTGCCGAGTGGACGGTCACCGGCCTGCGCTCCTCGGAGTGGACGATGGCGAACGGAGACACGGGCGTGTCGACCCGCTTCACTTTCGCCCGCAAGTGTGCAACTGTTCCCGAGGGTGAGCGGCCTGCGATCGACGAGCTCCTGGCCGCGATCGACAGCACGCCGCCCGACCCCGTGACCATGTTCGTCCGGGACGGCGAGGAGTACACCTTCATCGTCGCCCTCGGGGACATGCAGTTCGGCAAGATCGACGGCGACGGAGCGGCCGGCACCCTGGAGCGGACGATCGCCTGCCTCAACGCGGCTGCCGACCGGCTCGCCGAGTACCGGCTCCGCTTCAACATCCGCCACGTCCACATCGCCTGGCTCGGTGACCACGTCGAGGGCTTCGTCTCCCAGGGCGGGGCCAACACGTGGCGGACCCAGCTCACGCTGAACGAGCAGATCCGCCTCACCCGCCGAGTGATGCTCCACGCGCTCCTCGTCTTCGCGCCGATGTGCAGTCGGCTCACGATGACGGCCGTGCCGGGCAACCACGGCGAGGCGGTACGGATCAACGGCAAGGGCGTGACCCGGTATGACGACAGCCACGACACCGAGTCCCTGATCGCCGTCAAGGACGCCGCGGACCTGAACCCCCAGCGGTTCGGCCATGTCGAGTTCTACGTCCCGGACACGGACGAGCTGACCGTCGTCGTCGAGTGCTCGGGCACGGTCGTCGCCCACGCCCACGGCCACCAGTTCAGGCCCGGCAAGCACTTCGAGTGGTGGAAGGGCCAGGCGTTCGGTCGCAGCTCGGCCATGCACCAGGCGGACGTCCTGCTCGCCGGCCACCTGCACCACGAGTTCATCGAGGCGGACGGACCGCGGACCTTCGTCCAGGTCCCGTCCATGGAGAGCGAGTCGACGTGGTTCCGGCACAGCAAGGGCGCGGAGGGCGCCCCCGGACTGATCGTCGCCGTAACGAGAGAGGGCCGAGTGCCCGTGAAGGAGGTAGTGAACGCGTGACCATCGAGATCACCGACCTGGAGGTGACCCAGTACGAGACGGCAGAGCAGGCGAGCGCCGACTGGTCCGTCCTGGACCTGCCCGGCGTGAAGGACGGGGCCCGCAGCGCGGCCTACGCCTTCGCCCGTGACTACGAGGGCGTGGTCGAGCGCGAGGACATGGAGCAGGAGCTCCTGATCGCCTTCGCCGAGCGGCCCCGCATGGTCCGCGAGATCCTGGCGGAGGCCGACAACCCGGCAGGCGTACTCAACTTCCGCGGCTACCGCATCCTGCGCGACAAGTTCAGGACGAGCGCCACCCACCAGAGGAAGCACACCTCGTTCGAGGAGACCGTCGAGGGTGGTGCTGCCTGATGGCGGTCGGCTACCAGCGCGCAGACGTCGAGCAGGTGCTGCCCTACCTGCACGACGCGGAGGCCGCGTACGGCATCAAGTCCGAGATCTACGTCGAGGACGGGATGCCCAAGGGGTACAGCGACCCCTCCAAGGGCAACTCCGTGTTCGCTTCGCTCGCCGATGTGCGGCGGGCGTGGGACCAAGGGCCGCTCTCCCTGGTCGAGAAGCAGGCCGTGTTCATGCGGTACGTCCTCGACGACGTTCTCGACGACATCGCCGCCCACCAGGGCGTGAGCGAGCGAGGAGCCCTGTACCGGGTGGAGCGAGGCGTCGGGAAGCTGACGGCCCACCTGAACGGCGACAAGTACATCGACGGCTACGACCAGTTGGAGGACGAGCAGTGAGCGAGGAAGCACCCGAGCAGCCGATCGAGTCGGAGCCCGAGCCGGTCGTCGAGCCCGAGCCCGAGACCCCGGTCGTCGAGCCGAACCCGGTCACCGAGCCGACACCCGAGCCGCCCCCCGCGGTCGAGCCTCCGGCCGCCATGCAGGACTACAACAAGGAGTTCTGGGACGACGAGCGCCTGCTGTACTTCTGGCGCGACGCGGGCCAGGACGGAGCCGTCTACTCCCGCCCGTACAACGAGGAGGAGCTGGCCGGCATCGCCAAGCGCCAGGCCCTCGACGGGCTGCGCGTGCAGGCGGAGGCCGCGATCCCCTACCTCGACGAGCGGATCGACGCGAGCCTGACCTACCTCGCCAACCCGGCGCCGACCGCCGAGCAGACCGCGACGCAGATCAAGGTGCTGGCCGACCTCGCCGCGTACAGCGCAGGCACCCTCAAGCGGGTCATCGTCGTGCTCGGCGAACTGACCGGCCGACCAGTGTAAGTGTTCCAGGCGGCAGTCCTACGGGGCTGCCGCCTTGAGGCAGTGAGAGAGACACCGACTTTGAGGAGGACCCACCCCGTGACTGACACCTTCGACGTTCCCTTCGGCCCGACCGGCGAGCTCGTCTACAACCGCACCTACTCCCGGACCCTGGCCGACGGCTCGAAGGAGCAGTGGCCCGACACCGTCCGCCGCGTCGCGGCCGGCAACCTCGCCCTCGTCCACGGCACCGACCAGGCGGCCTGGAGTGACGACGTACGGGCCGAATACGACGAGCTCGTCAAGTTCATGGACGTGTTCGCCATCATCCCGGCAGGCCGGCACCTGTGGGCGACCGGCGTCAAGGGCCGCCAGTACCTGTTCAACTGCCACGTCGCCCCCTGGGGCGAGAAGCTGTCCCGCCACTTCGAGTTCACCTTCATGCGCCTGATGGAGGGCGGCGGGGTCGGCGGCAACTACAGCTCCAGCTACCTCCGCGAGTACGGCGCCCCGCGTCGGGAGCTGGAAGTGCACGTCGTGTGCGACCCGATGCACCAGGACTACGCCGAGATGCGCGAGGCTGGCCTGCTGTCGACCGAGTACGACTCGGACTGGGCCGGCGCCTTCGAGGTCGAGGACTCCCGCGAGGGCTGGGCCGACGCCCTGGTCGACCTGATCGACACCTTCATGACCGACGACGAGGTCAAGCACAAGCAGCGCGTCTACGACGTGTCCCGCGTGCGCTGCAAGGGCTCCCGGCTGAAGACGTTCGGCGGCACGGCGAGCGGCCCTGGCCCCTTCGCTCGGATGCTCCAGGAGGTCGCCGCTGTCCTGAATCGCGCGGCCGGTGAGCGGCACGTCGAGGTCGGCGACGGCTTCGGCTGGAGCTACGAGCACCTGACCCCCACCGAGGCGATGGAGATCGACCACGCCATCGCCGAGTGCGTGGTGTCGGGCGGCGTCCGCCGCTCTGCCCGCATGGCCATCTGCAAGTGGGACGACCCGTTCATCGACGCCTTCCTCGACTGCAAGAAGGACGGCTCGAAGCACTGGACCACGAACATCTCGGTCGAGATCGACAACGACTTCCTCGGCTACCTCTCGGGCGGCAAGGTCGACGACTTCGGACCGGGCGGCAACGAGATGGCGTGGGCGGTCCACCAGAAGGTCGTCGAGGGGATGCTCCGGAACGGCGAACCCGGCTACTGGAACAGCACGTACTCGAACGAGGACGAGGTCAACCCGGTCATCGCGACCAACCCCTGCGGCGAGATCGCGCTCCCCGAGACGGGCGCGTGCGTGCTCGGCCACGTCAACCTCGACTACTTCGCGCCGAAGAAGAAGGGCGGCCACAGCGACTTCGACGGCCTGCGCCGGGCGCACGAGCTGATGACCAGGTTCCTGGTCCGGGCCACCTACGGCGACATGACGGACGACCAGCAGCGCGAGGTCATGCACAGCGAGCGCCGCATCGGCGTCGGCCATCTGGGAGTCCAGGGCTTCCTCGCCAAGCACGGCACCCGCTACTCGGACGCTCCGTATGACCCGCAGTTCCGCAACCTGCTGACGTTCTTGTACGACACCGTCCGCGACGAGGCCCGCGAGTACGCCTTCCAGCTCCGCGTCCCGGAGCCCGTGAAGGTGACCACCGTGGCGCCGACCGGCTCGATCGCGAAGCTCCCCGGAGTGAGCGAGGGCATCCACCCGATCTACGCCCGGTACTTCCTGCGTCGCGTCCGGTTCTCGATGACCGACCCGGCCCAGGCCAAGACCGTGCAGGACGCGGTGAACGCCGGCCACCTGGTGGAGAAGTGCATCTACGACCAGTCCGGCAACACGATGGTCGTGGCCTACCCCACCAAGGAGAAGCTGGTCGCCGAAGTCGAAGCGATGGGCTACGACCCGGACATCGTGCAGAGCGCCGACGAGATCCCGCTCAACGCGATGCTCGCCTTCCAGGCCATGTACCAGGAGGAGTACGCCGACAATGCAGTGTCGTTCACGGTGAACTTCCCCGAGGGCCGGTACGAGGTCGAGGTGGCCGCCGACATCATCGCCCGGTGGCTGCCGGACCTGAAGGGCACCACCCTGATGCCCGACGGCACCCGAGAGCAGGCGCCGTACGAGCGACTGACTGCCGAGGAGTTCGCCGAGTACGAGGTGACCTCGATCGAGGACTCCACGGACGAGGAGTGCAGCACGGGCGCCTGTCCGGTGCGATGACGGCATGACGAAGACCCCCTGGCCTCACGGCTGGGGGGTCTTTCGTCGTTTGGAGGCCCCGCCCAAGCGCCACGGGGGAGGGCACTCGGACGGGGCCGGTCTCATCCGTGCATGTACGCACGCCAGGGCCGAAGGATGATCTCGCGGAAGGCGCGATGTGTCGGGTTGCGGCCAGCGTGCCGGAGCGCCCAATCCTGAGCCTCGCGGTAGTCCTCGCCGGGCGTAGAGGACTCATCGCACTCGGCGCACTCCATCGAGTAGGTCGAATTCTCGGCGTCCGGCTCGCGATCCGGCTTCAGGGTCCACTCCCTGATCGCGAAGACCCTGCCCTGACCGCTCACAGGCCCTGCCTCGATGCGTCGTTGCGCGCAGACAAGTGCACGCTCAGCCGCTCGCGCGCAGTGAGTGGCCGCAGCGAGCGGGCGTCCCACTCCCTGCCTCCACTGACCGCTCGGAGCTGTGCGCGGTCTCCGCCGTGGTGCCCCATGACAACGCCCGGCAGGTCCCGGTCCACGTCCCACACCACGTCGCCGAGGTTGCAGTCCTTCGGCGCAAGGGTCGCCTGTTCTCTGTTCGTCGTGGCCATGGTCCGAAGCTACGATTGCCACACGTGTCAGCCCAGACACGCAGCGTGGTAGTTACCTGACTGATCGCCAGGAACTACCACGGAGCATGGCAGTTACCCAGCAACGCCCAGGTGAACGGCCATGTCACGCATGTCCTGAGTCAGCGTCCGCTTGCGATGACTCAGGATGTCCCGCATGACGTGACGGGCCATCGACTGGTGCGTCAGCCACTCCGCGGCCTCCGCCTTGACGCCGGTCAGCTCATTCATTGCGTCCTGGTGCGACCCGAGCATCACGTGAGCCCGCGCAACGTCCAGTCGGTGCCTCGCCCAGTTGTTCCGGCTCGGCTGACCGAGCTTCCTCAGCCCCTTCGGGCCCACGGGCCCGTCGTCAGCCCTGCTGAGCACTCCGCGCGCATCCCCAATCAGGGACAGGTCTTCGATCCGCTTCGTCTCGGCCGTTACGGGCCCGAAGGAGGACCAGTGCTCCGCGAAGTCGGTGTGCTCGGCGTCCAGTCCGCTCGCAGCCTGCCCCGCCATGCGCCGGGCCTCCTTGGCGACGTCGGGCCGGTTGTTCCGGATGGCAGCGGAGGCTACGCGCTGGTGCAGCTCTCCCCACACGGCGAGTTGACCCGGCGTAGCGCTGGACATGCGCGGCTCGACCTCGGCGGCCGTCATGGCGGCCAGGTTCTCGGCTTCGTCGAAGCGGTCCTGACGCAGGAGCAGCCAGGCCAGGCCGACAACTCCGGTCGCGGCGAGTTGGATCTGACCGGTCTCCCTGGCGTCCGTGATGGCCCGCGTGAGGGCGTGGTATGCCATGTCATACCGCCGCACCTGGGTCAGGTACTTTCCGGCCAGCAGGAAGGCGCTGGCGCGCGTAATCACGGCCCGCTGACGGGGCTCACCGAGGTCGCTCAGGGCTACGGCCGTCTCGGCGGAGCGCAGGATGCTGGGCAGGGCCCTCGCTACGGAGTCGTAGCGGTCGGCGTGGTACAGGCTGTGGGAGTCGTCGATGTCTCGCTGGATCGCGGCCAAGTCACGCACGTCGGTGGGTTCCGTGAGCACGGACGACAGCCCGACTGGCGGCATGAGTGCCCGGCGCAGCTCGGTCAGCTTCGGGCCGTCGCCTTCCGCCTCATGGACGGGGGCCGGCGCCTCGGAAGCGAACAGGCTGGAAGTCGTGGTGCCAAGGGCCCGAGCGAAGGCGTGGATCGTCTCGACAGAGAGGTTCCCGCCCTGCTCTGCCTTGCGGACGACGCCGACCGAGACGTCTGCCTCCTCGGCAAGCTGCTCTTGGGTCCACCCCTTCCGGCGCCGATGGCTACGGATGTTCTCTTGGAGCGACATCGAATCACCTCCCAACCAGCGTACGCCGATTGGGCACGTAGGGATGGCGCCTCCAGGGAGGGCCCTTGAACGCGAAGAGGCCCCCACCTCGTAAGGTGGGGGCCCGAGTTCCCGCTCTCAGCGAGTTGGATTGAAATCCATCTGAGCGAAGAGGATTCGGGAAGATGATGTGCCCGTCTTCGCGTCGTTGCAGTTCGGGTCTGGGCATTCCTGGGCTGCACGCTCGACGGTGTACTTCGGATCGGCCGAGCCGGTCACCTCCATCGGCGGAAGCACATACAGAGGCGGCACAGGCACCCCCACGTAGGGCGTCAGCTCCTCCAGGGCACGCTCGTACTCACCGGACCCGAACCAGTGCGTCACGCGCCGATACAGGGCGCCGTAGCTGCGTCCCCCGATGGCCTCGCACCCGCTGTACTCGTTCCATGCCCGCCCGGTGCGGAGCTTGTCGAGCATCACCTCGAATCCGCCGCGCACGTCCCGCCACTGGCGGTTCCCGGACAGGATCGGCTGAACCTTGACCCACTGCTCGTCGGTGATCTCGATCGGGATCGTCAGGCCGGACTCGCGGTGCCACTCGCCGATCGGGTCGACCAGGCCCTTGTGTCGAGGCACCCCCTTGCCTGTGATCTGGACCCGCACGTCAAGGAGGTCGAGCAGGTCGAGCTTCTGATCGAAGGTGAAGTCATCCAGGCGGGTCTCGACCTTGTCGATCATGGCGAGCATGTCCTTGGCCCGCCCCTCCTGCCCTTCGATCTCGTACAGCCACTCGGCGACGCGCTCGCGCTCCTCGACGAGGTCGGCCTCCTGCCCCTTGAGCTCCGCCTTCAGCTCCTCGACGAGCTTGGCGTCCTCCTCGCCGTTCTCGCTGTCGTCGTCGATGGAGGCCAGCAGGAGGGCGACCTTGCGCTTTCGGCCGCTCCGCTTCTTCGCGATCTGTGCGTCCAGCTCGGCGAGGCGGCGCCGGTAGGAGTCGGCCCGGTCAGGGACGCTGCCCAGGGATTCCTCGACGAGCTTGCGCAGCTTGTCCTTGTCGGACAGCAGATCCTTGACCTCGTCCCAGACGGCGGCGTCCACCTCCTCAACCGGGATCTCCCAGCAGCCTTCGTGACGCTCGTTGATCGGGTTCCCCTGTCGGCCGGCCATGCACCGGTAGAACCGCCCGTGCTCAGGAGTGGTAGCGCCGGTCCGGTGCGCACCGCACACGCTGATCAGCCGGTTGGAGAGCAGGTACTTGCTGTGGCGTCCCTTGACGCGGGAGCCGCGAGCGAGGGCGGCCTTCAGCGCTTCGGCTCGGTCGTCCGGCAGGGCCTTGGGCAGGTCGATACGGAAGGAGGTGGTGATCTCCTCGCCGTCCTCGTTCTCTCCGGCGAAGGCGAACTCGACGTAGCCCTTCAGGGCTGCCATGACGCGACCGACGAGGTTTCCGCCGTCCCACTCCTTGCCTCGGCGTGTGCGGTAGCCGAGCGCGTTGAGGTGGCGGGCCGCATCCTCTCGGGTTACGGGGTCCGGGGAGTCGATCATGAAGTCGGCGAACTCCTCGATCTGCTTGATCTCCGGAGCGTTGAGGGCAGGATTCCCGTTCGAGTCGAGCATGAAGCCGAACGGTGGCTCGCCGAGGGGCCAGCCCCCGACTGCGACCTTCTGCATTCGCCCGCCCATGGTGCGCTCCAGGATCAGGGCGTGCTCGACCTCGGCCATGTACGCCAGGAGCGAGAGCTGGATGCCGAACATCTCGTCCTCGGAGTCGATGCGGCCGTCAGCGGTGGCGACTCGGACGCCCTTGTCGGTGACGTCATACACCCAGCGGTGGATGTTCTTCATCGTGCGGCCGATGCGGTCCAGCTTGCCGAAGACGATCAGGTCGAGGCGTTCGGCCATGGCGTCAGCGGTCATGCGGTCCAGTTCTTCACGGCTGGCCAGCTTGCCGGAGACGCCGCCGTCTACGTACACCTCGACGATCGTGTAATTGACCCCGCGGAGCGCGTACGCGATCCAGGCTCGGCACTGGTCCTCCTGAACCTTCAGTCCGTAGCCTTCGAGCTGTTGCGCGGTGGACACGCGCAGGTAGATGGCGACCCGGACGGTCGCCTGCTTCATCCGCTGACGCGGAAGAGTTCGCTTCACCATGACACTTCCCTCCCCTGAACGCACGAACCCCCCGAGCATCAGCCCGAGGGGTTGCTGTGCGGTGTGTCAGTGTACCTGACTCACCCAGTTTTCGTCTGTGTTTGTGACCCGAAGAGGAGACGGAAGAGGCGAGCACGCTCGGCCTCGCTCCACTCTCTCGTCCTCCAGGCGGAGGTCGTGTTGCTCACGGCGCCACCCGCCCGTTCCGGCTGTACGCCTCGTGCGTGATGGGCATCAGCTCGGCGAGGTGGTCCTCCATCTTCTCGGCGACCATCTCGATCTCGCGCTGCGGGAAGCTGGGGAAGGTGGCCCACTTGCTCTTGGTGCGCAGTCCGAGGAAGTGCATCAGGCTGCGGGCGTTGCAGGTGGCGTAGTACGAGGTGAAGATGCCCACCGGCAGGACCATGCGGGCTACCTCCTTCGCGATGCCGGCCTTCAGCATGTCCTGGTAGGCGTCGTACGCCTCGCGGTAGGCGCCGATCATGTTCGAGGCCATGCGGGCGAAGTGGGCGTCACTGCCGTGCTTGAACTCGTAGGCGCCGGGCCGGCCGACCTGAAGCAGGGGGCGCTCCATGCCGGGGACGTAGAAGGTGGGCTGGAGCTGCTTGTAGCGTCCCGACTCCTCGTTGTAGCTCCAGCCAGCACGGTGACGGAAGTGCTCGCGAGCTACGAAGATCGGGGCCTCGACGTAGAACGTCAGGGTGGTGTGCTCGAACGGGCTGCCGTGCCGGTCCCGCACCAGGTAGTTGATCAGACCCTCGTCGCGCTCCAGGTCGACGACCCGCTCGTGGCTGCCTCCGACGGTGGAGACTCGGGCTGCGGTGGCGACGTCGGAGTCCGTGGCGCTGGCCTTGACGAGCTCGACGGTGACATCGTCTCGGAACTGGACGTCGGTCACGGGGCGGGTACCTCCTGTATCTGCGGTGCGGTGTCGGGGTGGGCGATGCCGCCCTCGTCGTACATGTAGAGCTCGTTGACGTGGTGCACCTTGGTGCCGTACTTCAGCTCCAGCATCCGGAGTTCCCGTCGGAGGCGGTCAGCCTCCCGACTCAGGCCGAGGCCGGTATGGAACACCCGCTTGGGCTGCCTCCCCCTGAGCCGGCCGAAGGCGGCGACTCCGTGCAGGGTGTAGACGTTGTTGCGGTTGAACTCGGGGTAGATGCGGGCCTGGTGGAACCCGTACACGATCAGGATGTCGTCGTCGTTGACCGGCTCAAGCGGTCCGATGCTCAGTGCCACTTACACACCCTCCCCGAGGTGAGCCAGGGCCTCATGCAGGGCCTTGACGGTGACGGTTTCCTTGTGGTCACGGTCGGCCTGCTCCTGACGGAGGGCCTGGTAGTCAGTGGCCAGCTCGCGGGCGGCGTCGACTACGCGCTGCATGTTGGCCGGGCTCCAGATGTTCCCGTCGAGCGGGGGGCTGAGGTTCACGCCGAGCACGTTGGCGATCTGGCCCACGACGCCTCGCGCCTGGCCGCCGACCTCGTTCTCGTAGTACAGGGGCTCGCACCTTCGGCTCAGGCACTCGTAGTACCCGGCCGGGGGCTTGGGCTTGGCCGCGGTCTCGATGGTCGTGACGGTGTCGTTGTGGAAGAAGTTGAACTGCTCGCCAGTCGTGACGGCGACAGGGCCCTCGTTGAGGGGGTCCACCTTCCGCTCGACCGGCGCGTTGAAGACGATCGACGCCGCCTTGATGCTCTCGATGTCCAGCTCGCCGGCCTGCCTCGCCTCTTCGGCGATGCGCTGGCCCTCCTGAATCCAGTCCCATCCGTTGGTCACTTCGACTCCTCCTTGGTCGTGCTCAATTTGCTCTGCTTGGGGCAGGAGAAGAACTCCCGGTGCCCTTTCTCCGGGCAGGTGCCGATCGCGGATCGGATGCTGTCGGTGCACTCGCACGTCCCGCGCGGCTTCTGCCACATCCCGTACCTGCTCACCAGGCGCCGACCCGGTTCTCGTACGAGGCGCGGCTCTCGCTCGTCAGGTGGAAGCTGCCGTGCTCGCACTCGTAGAACCTGGACTCCACCTTCAGGCCGCGCATGGTGCCTCGCGCCTGGCCCTGCCTGCTCCTCTTGGCCTGGGCTCGGCCGAGCGCCTTCTCTGCGTCTCGCTCGGAGGTGAACCCTCGCTTCACTCCGCAAGGGCAGCTCCTCCAGTCGCAGTTGCTCACAGTTCGTTGACTCCCTTCGCTGCGCTCGCCTTCTTGGCGGGCGTCCTCTTCTTGGCCTTCAGGTTCGGGTCGTCCTTGACGAACTTGGAACAGTTGCACGTCGCGATGTGACACTTGCCGCGGCTTGATCCGTCGATGGCGTGGTTGATCGGACTGTGCCCGCACTCGGGGTCCCAGCAGTAGCCGGGCCAGGACTTCTTGCCGTCATGGTTGGCGAGGATGATCCCGGACGACGTCAGCGGGATGACCTTGCCGGTGCCTCCGAAGCTCATCTTCTTGGCGAAGGCTTCCGCTTCGGCGGTCGAGCCGAAGGGCCCCATGTTCAGGCCCTTGTGTCCGCTCTCCCAGGTGTGGGTCAAGACGAAGAGGTCACGCATCTGGAGCATGTCCCCCACCTCCTTGATCACGGCCTTGGCCATCTGCTCAGGGCTCTCGAAGGTGGGGTCTTCGAGGATGTCGACCACCTTCTGTATCTCGTACGCCCTGGGGGTGATCCTCACGGAAGCAGGGTCGCCAGCTCGGCGAGCAGGCTCGACAGGTTGCCGGCCGCGGCGGTCTCGTTCTCGGAGAGCTGGGAGTCGTAGGCGTAGGTGCCCTCGTACTCCCCGTCCTCAACGAGCTGGTCGAGGTGGCCCTGGCGCTCGGTCTCGGCGAGCTGGTACTCGGCGACGCGCTGGCGGATCACGAGCAGGGTGATGCGGTCCTCGCTGACCTGCTCGCTCTGCTCCTTACTGACCTGCTGGCGGATGACGCGCTCCAGATTCTTCAGGGCGTCGGCTGTCGTGCTCACTTCGATGGTCCCCTCTCGATGACCGTCACTCCCCAGCGACGGACGTTGACGTAAGCGATCATGTTCTGGGTGGCGGTCTTCGTCGGGCTCCGCCAGTGGCCGGCCTCCTTGTAGAGGCGCGTCCCGCGTCTGTCCTCGATCTCGATCGTCGTGCCGTCCGGCAGTTCGTCGAGCTCCTTGATGGTGGTCAGCTTACACAGCATGGGACAGTTGCACAAGGTCGGCCACGCCGTACAGCTTCAGGTGCAGGTCCCGCACCGAGCCGTCATTGATCAGCGTGTGGTCGAACTTCCAGTAGTCCAGCGCCTCCTCGGACTCATGGACTCGGCCGACCTTGTCCTTCGCTGGCCCGACTCCGGGCCGCTCGATCCGGATCAGCACGCCTCCGCGGTCGGCGATGGCTCGCGCCTCGTTGGGAAAGCGCACGTCCGTCACCACCAGGGCGGGGGCGTCGCCGTGCTCCTCGAAGAGGGCGTTCACCCAGACGTCCGGGCCGAGCAGCTTGCGGCCGGCGTCCGTCCCCGTGCGCTGAAGGATGGCCCGCACCTCGGGGTAGTGGTCCTTCGCGTACTCCCATCCGACGTCCCGGATCAGGATGCTCAGTCGCAGATTCCCTGTGCCGTACGGGCCGGGGATCACGGGGTCGACGGCGAGCATGAACTCTCGGAGCTTGTCGCCGAAGGCTGCCTGCCTCCAGCCGTACTGCACCAGCGCTTCGGCTGCCTCGTTCTTGCCGGACCTCGCGTAACCGCTGAGCCCGATGATCAGGTCACTCACTCTTGTCCTCCGGGTACTCGGGGAAGATCAGCTTGGCTGCATCGAAGGCGTTGATCACCCACGAGTTGTCCTCGTCGTGGCCGTTCGCGGCGAGCTGGATGCGGTCGGCGCAGTCGCGCTGCGTCGCACGAACCACGTCCATCAGGTGGCTGTGCCACCACTCGTACTCCTCGCCGTACTTGTCGTAGATCAGCGCGGAGATGGCGCCCTCAACCGTCGGGGCCCAGCGCGGTCGCCCGTCTACGTACTCCCAGCCGTCCGCCTCTCGGGACACGGCCGCCTCAGCCGAAGTAGAAGGAGGAGTTGACGTCGCCCGCCGAGACGAGCACGCCTTCCAGGCCCGCGAACTCCCGGTCCACGGTGACCGCCGTCCTCTGCACCCGCACTCGGCCCTCGATGAAGTTGATGCCGTGCTGGGTGATCGACCAGCGCTGCTCCTCCTCGCGCTTGGCCAGCCCGTACCAGGCGAGGCGGGCGAACACGGTGTACTCCTTGTTCTCCAGGCCGATCTCGTCCCGCTTCAGGGCCTCACCGCCCCGCTCGTACAGCTTGCCGAGACCCGAGACCTCGGACTTGCCCAGGTTGTACCGCTTCTCCGCCACTGCGTGGCTCCTCTCGATGTGACGTGGCTCGTCAGTGCGTGGGCCGTCACCCCACGCAGACCCCCGAAGGGGTTTCGCCTTGGCACACTTGCACATCAGGACGTTTCGCGATGCCCGTCGAAGCAGTAGATGTACGAGGTGTCACCGATCTCCGCCCAGCACAGGCGGTGCCCCCACACCGTGCCCCAGTACTCGCGGCCGGCCTTCTCGTTCTTCTGCTTCCACGCCCGGCGCTTGGCCGGGTCGTTCAGCTTCGGGTCCAGGTACGTCACGTTGCCAGCGCGGTCGACGTAGTACGAGTAGCCCTTGCCGTTGCCCCGCTTGGCCGCGTCCCAGTAGCAGTTCCGGTCGTCGCTGTCGTCAGCGCACGGCCGCGTCGGCAAGTGGAACACGGGGACGTACTTCACTCTGGCCGGGAGTGTCGTCTTGCTGTCGGAGGCCGAGGCCGGGGAGTTCCAGATCAGGGACCCGAGCAGGGCGAGGGCGAGGAACGTCAGCACGGGGCGCAGGGTCTTCATGGGTGGTCTCCTCTTCGTTCTTCCAGGGCGGGCCCTGGTGGTCGGGGTCGTACGGTGCGTAGATGTAGGACTGGAGGATCGGGGTCTTGCAGACGGGGGCTTGGCGGTAGATGTACGCCTTGCGGTATACGTCCGCGAGGAGGGCAACCCCCCACTTGACCATCTGGCTCCAGCTCAGGCCGGCCAGGCGGAGGGTGCGGATGTCTCGGGCCAGACTCTCGTCCACTCGGGCGCTGAGCTGGCGCGGGATCTTCATGCGACCACCTCCTCCAGCATCGAGTCGGCGAACTCGGTGACGTCGCCGTCCGGGGTGAGGTAGCCCGCGTGGATCAGCTCGTTGGCCGTCCGGCCGTACGAACCCTGAAGGGTCCAGGCCATGCCGCTCTTGACGAGCTGGCCGAACAGCTCCAGCGTCTCCCTCTTGTCGAGGGCGCCTTCCTCGTAGGTGATCAGGTCGATGGCGAGTGCTCCCATGCGGCTCACTTGCTGGCCTCCTCGATCTCGTCGAACAGGGCGGAGGCGAGGCGGTGGGCGATCGAGCTCAGCGCCAGGCGGGCGCGACCCTCCATCGTGTCGTCGGTCGGGGTCCCGAACTCGGTGAGGTCTTCCTGGTAGGCACGCAGGTCGACGTACTCTCGCCACATCGTGTCGGCGAAGGCGTCCGGCGCGGCCTCGCTCGCCTTGTCCTGGATGCGCTCGCGATACTTGCGCACCACGTCCGCGAGCTCGCTCGGGCGACCGCTCCAGTACGCCTCGATCTTGCCGACCACGCTGTCCCGGACGCGGGCCAGGAAGTCGGCGCCCTCGTTGACGTTCGTGTCGGGCACGGTGCAGTCAGCGATCCGGGCCAGCTTGTCGGGGCTGTACTCGTTGATCTTCTCGATCGGAGTCATCTCCGTACCACCTTCATGGGGTGTCTCGTCAGTACCGGGAACCCCTCCCGGCAGACCCCCTGCTCGGGGGTTTCGACTTGATGAAGGGACAGTAGCACACTCAGTGCCAGTTGCACACACTCTCAGCCGTAGCGGATCTCCCCCAAGGCAGCGAGCTGGACGATGAAGTCGGCCGTGCCCGCATCGATGTGGCCGGTGTCGATGCCGTTCTTCTCGTCCCTCTCCATCCAGGATTCGAGGATGTAGCCGTGGTACTCGCGGTTCACGTACTGCTGATCGATGTCGAGCAGCTTGGCGTACGCCGCCCTGATGTCGTCTGCGTTGAGGTAGTGGACACCCTCGACCTCACGCTCGTCATCGAAGGGGAAGATCGGGTGCGGTGCGGAGCCCTCCACGATGGTCCACGTCTTGCCCTCGGGCAGGCCGGCGAACTCCTCCTCGGTCGGTTCGGTCGCCCAGTAGGTGATGCCTCCGCGTGCCGCGGTGTCGACGATGTCCTGCGCACGCTCGTCGGTCAGGTACTTGTTGATCTCGTCGATGCTGGGCACTTCAGTTCTCCTCGAAGATGACGGCCCGGTGGGTCCGGGACGTTCGGATGAGCTCAGGGAAGACGCGCACCATCGCGGGTGCACTGACCTGCGGGTGGACCAGGCGGGCCAGGACGAGCTCGCCGGTCGGGCAGCAGCCGTCGATGCAGTTCTCCCAGTAGGCGATCAGACGCGGGTCCTCGATCCACATCTCGTCGCAGGCGTTGTCCATCTCGGCCTGCCTGGCGTCCTCGTCGGGGTTGGCGAAGATCGTGCGCAGTCGCTCGGCCCAGCGGTTGAACCGCTCGTCGACCTCGGACATCAGGCGGTGGCGGCGATGCGGACGACTGCCGGGTTGCCCTCGTACTTGTTCTCGCGGATGTGCTTGCGGGCCAGGGTGGTGGCCTTGTCCTTGCGCTTCGAGTCGCGGACGGTCAGGTCGTGGGTGCGGAACTTCGGGGTCACTGTGGTTCTCCTTGCGTGTGCGGCAGGCTCATCAGCACCGGGATGCCAGTCCGGTGGACCACCCCCGACCGGGGTGGTTTCGCCTCAGAACTCGAAGGTCTTGCCGAGCAGTTCGGGTGCCGTCGACTCGACGATCTCCGCCTCGTAGTAGGCGGCGCCGTCCGTTCGGCCGGTCCCCGTCTCGGGGAAGATGTGCTCGTACGCCCAGTCGGTTTGCTCGTCCGTGCCGTCGGGGTACGGGAGCGGCACCGTGGTGACCGCCTCGGTCTCGATCTCCGAGCCGTCCTCGTAGGCGTTGTCGATGCGCAGCTTGATCGTCGCGGTGCTCATCGGTAGTGCACGTCCTTCCCGACCAGGACCGCGCTCCGCGCCTCCGTCACTGGCTCCAGCGTCTCGGCGTCCACGAATGTGGCGCCCTTCCAGGGGTCGTACAGAGCTCGGCGCCATGCGCCTCCGAGCTCGTAGGGCAGGGACTCCCCCACCAGTTCTCCGGCCAGGTCTCCGACCACCCAGGCGTGCACGTTGCGCACTCCCTCTCGGATGCACCGCTGGCGTCCGTGCTCATGGACCTTGAACTCGACGTCCGTGAGCTCGACCACCGACGCGTAGTCGATGTGCTCGCCGGGGACCTTCAGGCTGATCACGTCCTGCACTCCGGCCCGCAGTCGGGGCAGGTGCAGGTGGGCCCAGGCCCTCATGACAGCCACTCGGCGACGTACTCGGCGACCTCGCCCTCGGTCATCGGGCGCCCCTCGTCCTCCGGGTCCTCTTCGTCGTCGTAGTGGTAGTGGCTGTCGCCTCCGTCGTCGCCGTCCGCGTGACCGTGCAGCCAGGTCTCGGCCGCGTCCTTGTGACCGGCCAGCACCAGCACTCGGGCGATCGTGTCCGCCTCCGAGCAGGTGAAGCTCGACCCGGTGTGGTCCGCCGTCATGCCGTCCCCGAACACTCCCACCAGGTCGGCGAGCGCGGAACCCAGAGCCTCGATGTCGCTCATTCTGGTACACCTTCACAGTCATGGCTGCCATCATCAGGAGGCGGGCGCCACCCCACCCCGACCCCCGAGGGGGTTTCGGCACACTTGCACACTCAGACCTGCTTGTTGAACTCGGTGCCCCTCGTGGACGTACCGACCAGCCTGTCCCGCCACACCACCCAGGTCACCGACTGCACCGTCGAGGGGAGCTCTCCCAGGCGCTGGGCCGCCTCGCGGTAGACGTGTGCGATCAGGGCGTATCTGCCCTTGGCGCCCAGGCCCCTGTCCCGCGCCCCGTACTCCTCACCCACCGCGATGTCGTGGGCGTGGCGGTCGATGCACACCGCGTCCGCGTCCGAGGGGTCGAGTATGCAGCGGTAGAAGAAGCCGGTCTTGCGGTCCATCGGGAGCACTTCGGCCGGGTCGACACCCGCGAGGATCTTGGCGGCCTTCGCCAGGGCGTCGCCCAGGTGGCCCGCGGGTTGGCCCGTCTCGTACGCGCTCTTGGCGAGCTCGACGTTCAGGGGCCAGGCGGTCTGCGGGGACAGTGCGGCCAGCAGTCCGGCGCCCGTGCGGACGTCGCCTTCGGTCATCATGTAGGCCACCTCGTGCGCCGTGCGGTACCACTGACGGCCGCGCGCCTCCTGCCCGTTGTCCGCCGCCCGGAAGACGTCGATGACGTTCTGGACGTACCGCTCACGCGTCGCCGCGTCCGCCTTGATCTCGATCATGAAGTCCTTGCCTCTCACTGGCTGCTCATCAGGAGGCAGGCACGACCCTGCCCCGACCCAGGCCGACCGAGGGCGGCCGGCTGGGTTTCGCACTGAAGTGAGTGCGCACCTCCCGCCCCGCTTCTCGGGTTGGGACGGTGGTGCGCGAAGTGGTGTCAGCCGAAGCTGGCAACCCTCCTGAAGAACCCAGGCTCCCCGGTGCTGTCCTCGCGGTTGCGCCGCGCGTCGAGCAACACCTGTGTTCCCCCAACTGCCTTCATGTGTGACCTTTCGGTCTCGAAGTGCTGACTCGCCTGAACGTGGCTGGCTCATCAGGGGCCGGGAACCACCCCAACCCGACCGGCTCACGCCGGTTTCGCCTTCACTCGTAGTGCGAGGCTGCGACCTTGTCCGCGAGCTCCAGGACCCGGCGACGCTCGCCGTACTCCAGCTCGGCCAGGAGCTCGGCCAGCTCCTCGATCGTGTACTCCGGGGTGATGCTGTAGCCGTCCACTCTCTTGCTCCGTTCGATGTTGGGACAGTATCACACTCAGGGACAGTTACACAGCCAGCGCCATGAACACCACGTCGGGCTCACCCGGCGTCCAGTTCGGGACCCGCTCGGTCTCGACGAACCCGTGCCGCTTGTAGAGCTCGGGCAGGTACCCGTCGAAGCAGTCCAGGCGAGTCGCGCCCTTGTGCGTTACGGCGTCCGCGATCAGCGCGTCGCCCCGACCCTTGACCGTCGAGAACAGACCGATCAGCGTGCCGTCGCTCGCCACGCCGAACCCCGACTGGAAGTCGCTGGTCAGGTAGTACCGTGCTCCGCGGGGCATCTCCTCGGGCCTGCTCGTCGCCTCAGCGATCCGCTCGCTGCCCCTTCTGGCGAAGGCCAGGGCGGCGGTGTACTCGGACCAGGAGGCCGGGTGCATCCATACGGTGTCCATACGCGTCTCCTCAGACGGTGAGCAGGCTGGCTCATCAGCGACCGGCAACCCATGCCGGCCGGACCCCCGACAGGGGGTTTCGCCTTGTCATCCGATCTCGATGCGGGTGATCTGCGACTTCCACCCCACCTTCACCTTGATGGGTGCGTCGTCGTCCGCCTCGGAGTGCTCCTCCAGCGTGGCGAGCAGCTTCTTCAGCTCGCCGAGGGTCAGGCCCTTCTTCGCGTCGGCAGCCTCGATGCTGAAGCTCGACCTCACGTCCGCCATGATCACTTACCTCCGAAGCGCGCAGCCAGGGCGTTCAGGTCGTTGCGCCCCAGGCGCTTCAGGGTGCTCTCCTGGGGCGTCTGCCGGGCGAGCCGGGACAGATTCACAGACTGGCCCTTGCGGAGCTGGATGCTCATGGTGTCTCCCTTGATTCGAGCAGGCTGGCTCGTCAGCGACCGGGGACCACCCGGCCGGACGCCCCGGAGGGCGTTTCGCCTTTGGTACAGTTGCACACTCAGTGCTGAGAAACAAGGGCCAGGGTGGTCACACGGGTGACCTCGACCGTGACCCGACCCTTCTCCAGGTACTGAGGGGCGTAGGGGTCGTACGCCGCATCGGAGACCAGCCACTCGACCTCTGAGTCGTCGGCGCCCGAGACGTTCCCCACCCACCAGGAGGCCAGTTCCTCCTCGAAGGGCCAGGTCACCGCGACCTCGTCCTCCTGGCCGTTCCCTTCATTGAAGAGGATCACGTAGCCGGGCTGGCGGATCGCCGCCTTCGGCGGCTCCAGCTCGATCAGGTACTCGGGGTACCCGAACTGACCAGCGTGGTAGGCGCACCGGCCCTGGTTGCCCTTGCCGACCGAGCGGTAGTAGTGCGTCGCCTTGCCGGAGCAGATTCCGCAGAGCATGTCGTTCTCCCTCACGCGATCCGGATGATCTTCTCGTCGTACCCGTCCTCGTCCACCTTGCCCAGGCGGATCGCGAACTCGTCCTCATCGGCGATGATCTCGACGATCATCCAGCCGGGGTGTGCAACGTGCTCGATGTCGAGCAGTGCCAGGCAGTTCTCCATCGGTCTCTCCCTCGTGCTGTTGGAACAGTATCACACCTTACGGCGCTGGTCAAGCCCGCTTGGGCCGACCCGGTACCCCCGAGTGCTTCGATGCTACGGACCCCGCTCCCGTACTGGCGAGCGGTTCCGAGGGGGCTACGCGGAGGGCCCTTACGGGCCCCCCACCGGCCGCTTCCGGCCGGTTTCTTGCCTACCCCCTTGGGTCGCCTTCCGTTTCCCGCCCGGCCGTTCGGCCGTTCGTTCCGTTTCCGGACCACCCTGGGGGTAGTTGAGCCCTGGAAGCGTCCGCCCCCCTCTGACACCCCGGAATCGTGTGGCATCCCACAACTCCGGGCCTGCGCCTCAGAAGAGAACTCGCGCCCCTGTACTCTGGACATTCGCTTGGGAAGCCGACTCACTCGGCGATCGGACTGCGACGGATACCCGTCCCTCACGCTTTGCTCATCGGTGCCCTGAGTCACCGTCCTACACGGCCTTGCCGTGCGTACTGCCAAGTTCGTGTGTCTTGCTGTGTTGCTGTTCCGTACTCTACCGGATCTCTCCGGGCTGTGCAAGTGGCCCTGCTTTGCGGATTCGAGGGAGGCTGTTACCCCACGTTGCGGTTCATGAACCGGCCGCGTTGTGATTGCCGGTCACCCGTCCCTCTGTCCTGCTGAGCCCGACTCTACTCGAAAGTGAGCCGCTGTGCAAGTGGCCCTTGCGGGTTTCTTGCGGCGTCCCGTTGTGGCGACAGACAGAAGCTTGGGCCACTTGCACGCCCTTGTCAAGCCTCGCAGGTCAGAGCCTGTTTCTGAGGGGCTGAGCGGCTGTCTCCGGGCCTCTCGCAGCGTGCCCGGACAGGTTGCCCAGGGTTGGTCAGAAGACGCGCGAGAGGCGCGCGAGGGTAGCGCGACGCGGGCGGTGTGTCCATGTGTCCCGACGCACCTTGACAGGACGCACCCCCCTGGGGTATGACCCCGTGCGCGTGTGCGCGAGGACCGCCACGTCTT